TTCTGCATGAAGCCATTTCAAAGATTCAAATAATCTTTTGCTACCATACACAGTAAATCCATCTGCATATCCTGTCTTGTCTGTGTAGTAAATAATATACGTTGACATCTTTCTTGACATATCAATCACTTGTCCTTTCACGCATCTGCTTTGAGTTCTTTGAGTGTCTTATATACATTTACATTATCACCATCTTGTGTATTCAACATATAAAATACTTCTTTTTCCTTACCACTATCGTCTACACATTTCCAAACTTGATAGCCTTTATAATCTTTTAATCTTCTTTCTTCTATCATATCTCTTACCTCGCTTTCTGTGAGTGCGTCTTTGACGCTTGCTATCTCTTAACTTCAAGTACATTGTAACACGTTATATAATGTTTGTCAATACTTTTTTTGAAAAAAATTTGCCCGACTCGTAAAAAATCGGGCAAAATAACGTATTTTCGTGAGTTTGCGTTATGCAAAAAGTGCAATAATCTGTGTGATTTTTCCTTCATTCAAGCGTATAGCATTGTTAAGTCCGTACCAAATCTCCACATTCTCTGACTCCTGCGCCTTGACTTGATTCATCAGATATTGCACGTTTATCTTGCATATAAAGTCTTTTGGATTTTCTGATTCGATATACTTCAACTCTTCCCAAGCATTGTCTGTAACCGATGAAATCTCAAGCTTATTATCTGTAAAGTGTAGAGTGATTGCTTGATTATCATAGTCCGTAACAAATAGAGAAAGCCTATCCAATATCTGCAACAACTTATCTCTTGATACATTGCACATTGAATCAAATCCCATATCAAAGAATTTCTTGATAGTATCAATTGCAAAATCCTCTATACCTTCCATCTGCTTGCCATACACAATACAATCTTGTGAAATAAACACAATTGATTTATCAGTTATCTTGACTTCAATTTTCTCTGAAGATATAACCTCAAGTAAGTTCATCAACTCACCGCTCATCAAGATATTTTTGTTAAATAGATTTACAGCATAATTAGTTGCTACCTCTCTATTTGTACCTACTACGCTCTCTCCTACATAATATCCTGTATAGCAAGGCTCTTCTAATGTCACTGCTATTGATGGTTTAACTGTAGTCAAAATCTTTCTTATTGACTCACTGCTTATTTCCATAGAATCTGTGCTATCAATTTCATTCTTTTCTTTGATGTATGGGTCAGGATATGTAATAGCATCTCCATTTTCATCTAATGGCATCTCAAGCTTATAAACTCCATTACCCTTTACCTCAAGATAAGAATCAGTTATTGTTATCTCTGTTTCATCACAAGTAAACTTTGATACAAGTCGTGCAAGCTTTTCTACTTCTACAACCACATTCATATCTTCACCTTGTGCTGTATCATCTGTTACATAAAGATAATTATTTGAATCTGTGGTTGTCAATGTAAGCTTTTTGTTTTCAAACTTAATTCCTATCAATGATGTTATTGGAATTAGTTTGTTGTTACTTGCTCCCTTAATTGACTTTGAAAGCATCTCCTGAAGTTTTAGTGTTTTGATTTTCATTTTTATTTCCTCCTTAAAATAGTTTATTGTGAGTTGCTATTTTTTGTTTTTTTGAAATACAATAAAACTTTTCCTTACCCTCTCCATTACCGCTTAAATAATCTCTTATCCTACTACAGTACAAACCAGCATCTTCACACACTTTAAACATACTTTGGCTCAATGGATATTTTCTATCACCAACATTTAAAATAAATACTCCGTCATCTTTTACACGCTCCATAGTTGTCAATATCAAAGGCTTGTAAAATCCTTCTACCCAATCGTCAAAAGACTTATAGCGATTCAAACTATTTGTCGGCTCATCTGAATAATGCTCTGTATCATAATATGGTGGAGAAGTCAACGCAATGTCAAATTGCTCATTACACTCTAAATCCTCGTAGGGCAAACACTTTACATCAAAACTAAAACTTGGCTGTAACAGCTTTAACCAACTTCCCAATTTTTGCAAGCCATTAAATGTCATTGTACTCGGTTCACAAGCAGTATAACTAACATTCAGTATGCTTGCGCAACCAATCATTCTTCCACCCCAACCAGCACACGGATCAAGAATCTTTATCACAGTCTTATCACGCTTATCTATTCCATACTGCATAACAATATTTCTTGCTACTATTGGGGGGAATTCATTTATATATGGTATACCTTCAAAACCTCTTTGCACAGCAGAATAAAAAGCATTATTAACTCCGTGCTCAAGATTATATAAATACAATCTGGCTAAACCATTTAAACTTGCATCTTGCTGTAACCCATCATAAATACTCCGCACACAATTATTATGGATAGATACTGTCGATAATCTATGCGGATTAAACAACAATGATATTGTTTTGCCAGCAGATATTCCATGGCACAGTTTATAAAATTCTTCAATAGCTTGTGCCTCATTGATAAACAATTTGGAAAAATCTTCTAATGATAATACTCTTAAATTGGCTTTCAAACTCTCTAATAATATTTCTCTTGTCATTACTGCTCCTTTCAATTAGAATATCCCAACATCTGATTTTCAAACTCTCTTGCCACAGATGTTTCCTTTTCCTTCATTTGGCTTCCATCAATTCGTTCTCCATACCAACATTTAGTTACCTCAACATCACACTTAACAGGCATTTCAAGTATCTTTTCAGCCGCCTTTGACATTACACCTGCTAACAACTCTGAACACTCTTTAGCATTTTCTTTTGGGCACTCTGCTATTATTTCATCATGCACAGGTATAAGCAATCTGAATCCTAATTCTTTCAAGCGTTCGTTGTTATTCAAGTCTATCATAGCAAGTTTAGTTAAGTCTGCGGCACTTCCTTGTATTCTACTATTTACACACTGTCTTTCTGCGTCTGCTATTTTTGCTCCATTATCAACAATCCAAATACCTTCTCTATTTGCTTCTTCAAATATTTTTCTTTTTTCACTGCCCCATGATTTATGAAGTTTTCGCAAATAATAATTTATTGTTTTTTCTGGAATAGCATTTGTATTATAATTGGGTTTTGGCATGGAGTCAAAATCTAATAAATCATCGTCAGGTGGCGCGCCATCTTTCCAACTAAACTCATATTCCTCTAACTGTAAATCGGGCAAGCGTCTTTTTCTGCCACATACTGTGGTAACATAACCTTTTTCATAAGCCATATCAAGTGAAGCTTCTTCAAATTGTTTTATAGCAGGAAATCCTATAAACACACTTTCTTTTATTGCTCTTGCTTTTTCTACTGACACATTCAATTGTTCTGCAACACTTGCTTCACCTCGACCATATAGCACTCCCAATAAGATACTCTTTGCTTGTGTTCTGCGCTCTTTACCTTCTTTGTTAGTAGTACCATCATCATTAAACTCTAAACACTCTTCATAAGACTTATTAAATGCCTTACTTGCTATTTCAGAATACAAGTCTTTTCCTGCCATAAATGTTTCATACATTTGTGGGTCACCTGCTTGCTTACACATAGCGGCTAGGCATTTCGGCTCTTGAGATGAATAATCACTACTCATTAGCACATAACCATCACTTGCTTTGAACATCTTTCTAATGTCTTTATTATGGCTTGGAATGTTTTGCAAATTAGGGTCACTGCTTGACATTCTACCTGTCTTTGCTCCATACTGATTAAAATTGCAATGTATTCTACCGTCTTTTGGATTTACACATTCAGGCAATTTATCAATATAAGTTGAAACCAATTTTTCAGCTTCTCGATATTCAAGAATAGCTTTAGTTATTGGCAAATCAATCTTGAGAAGTATATCCTCTCCTGTTCCTCGTGGCTTCTTTTTATCTACTGACTCAACTCCTATTATATCATACAACAATATCGCTATTTGTACTGGACTAGCTATGTTAATAGGTGACTCAAGCTTACAATTCATAGGATGACTTTTTATATACTCATTTATCTTGTCACTATACTTATTACACTCTTCATAAAAATCATCTTTTTTATTCTTCAATATTGCATTGTATTTCACAGATAATTCTTTTTGATAATCAAAATCAAACTCAATACCATTATCTTCCATTTCTGCTATTGGATATATACAAGGCATTTCTATATTGTCAAACACCCAACCTACACCATTCATACCATTACGGTCATCTCTACTGCAACTAGGGTCATAGTATAAATATTGCCTTTGATAATCACATAGCTCTGTTGTTACAATCGCATCATGAGCGGCATATAAGTATGCTACTTTAATTGGTATCAAATCAAAAGATACACCTGCGAATAAATCACCAAAAGTAAAAGCATCTTCCTTATCTTGCAAGCAATATTTCTTGTGTAGTATCTTCAATGCGTGTGATTCATTCTCATTCATCAATTTTGCGGCAAGCAATCCATCAAACGTACAATATACATTTATACCATTTGCTCTTAATACTCGTATATCAAACTTTGCATTGAACATATCAATGTCAACTTTTGCACTCGTTAAACGCTCAAATTCACGTCTAATTTCAATTGTAGTTAATTGGTCACTAGATTTATCACCTGTAACATAACTCTTATGATTTACGGGTATATAAGCCGCTTTTTGACCTCTTGTATAAATACATATACCAACAAGCTCATCTTGTAAAGGGTCAAGTCCTGTTGTTTCTGTATCAATTGAGATATAATGATTTTCAATGCAAGAATCTATATAATCTTTCAATACCTCAAGCGTTCTTATAACTATATAATCATCTTTGAATTTACCTAGCTTTGTTTCCACTTGATGTGATATTAGATTGATTTTCCCAAGTAAGCCCCCACCACTTTTTACAGCAGTGGAGGCTTTTTTCTTGGACTTGCCTGCAATTGATTTATCTCTGACTTTAGTAGCTCTTTCGGGTAAGTCAAATAGTGGCATTAGAAATCATCCCTTCTATTACTTGTTGCAGGAGTTCTTCTTGTCTGTGTTCTTCTTGTTACTACTCTTTCCTCTTCAGCAGATTCAGAAGGAAACTTTCCATTCTCAAGATAGTATTCCATATCTTCTGCTGACTTATCAAGTACAACATTTGAAAGATTTACTTCCTCAAAATCTTCAAGAGTCATATCATCTGCTGGAGTCTTTGTTCGATAAATGCCATAAGTAGTATTTGTATCGTGAGGTTTACCATTTCGCTCAATCTCAAACTCCTGTGATACAATAGGAGCATCATCACACCGACTAAATACACTTGTCAATGTGCTAAACATCTTCTTACCTCGCTCCCAAATCTGATTCTGACCCTCATCTACATTATAGATAGGAATAAATACCTTTGCCCTCTGTGGTTTATGCTCTCTACAAAATGGGCAAGCATCAACTGGCTCATTATAGCTACGCAAACAATTTACATTTCTTTTCTTTCCGTTAATTTCTACCTCATGTACTGCATAGCCCTCAACATCATCAATGCTATCATAGAGAAATCTTACCCTTGCTGTATCTCTATCATTTTTCAATGAGAAAAATCCAGCACCTCCTGTTCCACCATAATTTTCTGCGTCCTCCATTCTAAATCTAGCCATTTTACTTCTCTCCTTTCTGTGAGATTATTTTATTTAAGTAATCAGGCACAAACAAGGTGCTTGATTACAGTTTCAATGTTCTCGGTATCAACATACATTGACACGTTAAGGGTTCCAATTGCTACACCCTTAATTTCATAAAGCTTTTTATCAAGTGACTTAAACGGTGCATACTCATTATTGACATAAATGCGCACTTTTGATTTTCTGCCCCAAATGTCAATCACACGCTTTCCATCTTTCTTGATTCCAACATTGTTTTTAGCTCTAGTAAGTTCAAGCTTCAGACCGCTACAAACTTTGTCAGCAATATCAATAGGCTTACTACCTTCATTTGCTTTTTTCTTCTTTGTACTTGCTTTCTTCTGCTTCTCGACTTTCTCCTTTGCCTGCTGTGCAATCTCTTTACCAACTTCTGCAAGTGGAGTTCCATCACCTGACACATTCTCTTCAGCTTTGAGAATCTTCAAAACTGCTGTAGACTTCTTACCCTTCTTGTCAATCTTGACTCCAAGCTTCTCTGCGACCTCTACAAGGTCAACCATTCTCATTGCGTAGAGCTTCTGCTCTCTTGTCATTACGTTTGCACTCATAATAAGTACCTCCTTTTAATAGTTTTGATAGTTTTTAGTTTGCCCGTTTATGGTCGTTAGCTCAACCATTGAATCAATAGTACCAACTATTATACACTTCGATTTTATCTCCGCTCACAAGATGCGCATTTGAAAAACTTGACATACTGATTAAAGGATTGCTAACACCATCTGCGCTGTAAGATTTTAATCTCTTAAGGTCACCTTTTTCCTGGTCATCAATCCATATTGAATTAGATACTTTCGGCAACCAGCCACTAACATCATACGTTCTATCTGCTGACATAGGGCTTACTGCATCTTCTTTGACAAGTCTTGGCTGAACTTCTACAATTCGCACTGACTTCTTTCCTGCAAGTGCTACTACCTGAAAGAAATCGCTCTGTGTCTGCTCGTAACCCCATGACATTTCAAACACATCACCAACTTTTACGCCAAAGTCATTTTTAATCTCTGCTTTTGCTTTTGCTTTGCGCTGTTCTTTTCTTGCTGTTCTCGTTGCAAGTGCTATCTTTGCGCTTGTTGAAATCTCACGAACTTCCTCGCCATTCTCTTTTGCTATCTCTGCGTACTCTTCGTCAGTAGTATCTGCAATAATGTCTGCAATAGCCTGTGCGTCAAGACTATATTTTGCATACCAACAAGCTTTCTTCGGATTCCAACGAAAACCGTTTTTCTTCATTGTTGACTTTGTTCCTGCAAGCGGATAAACATTGAAGTAAATCTCAATTCCGTTCTTCTCTTCGTTTCTTTTGATTTCTGCTATCATAGTGACTACCTCGCTTTCTTTGAGTTGTTTGAGTTTTTGTAAGTGCTTCATCTCACTCACAAGCACATTGTAACACGTTATATAATGTTTGTCAATACTTTTTTTGAAAAAAGTTGAAAAAATTTTCAAAGTAACGATTTTTCGTTATTCCTGCGTTGCTTTTTCTATCATATTCTCAACTTTTTCAAGTAGTTTCATATCACTTGAAAGCTTTTCATACACACTCGCTTGACCCTGCATCTTACCCTCAAGTATCTCACCTGTTTCTGTGTCTATAATATCAAACCATGCTCCATGCTTATCTATGATTCCATACAATATGGCAACATCTACAAGGTCTTTTAAGTAGTCAATACCAGTTTCGTAGTTTAATGTATAGAAGCCTGTTCTTCTTGTTGGTGGGCAAGTTTTATTCTTTGTCATACTCATCATAACAATATTACCTGCTGGATTTTCTGCACTTCTTGTAAGCTCATTTCCTTTTGCATCTACAAACTTACCTCTTCTAAACTCCATACGAACTGCGCAACAGTGTTTCCATGCTTTACCACCGGGAGTAGTAGTTCCACCCCACTGACTATTCATATCTTCACGCACTTGATTTATTCCTATACCTGTGCATTTGTGACGTTGCATCAATTGCTCAATTCTTTTTGCAAATAAAGTTAGTGGCTTTGATATTCCACCATATGTTTTATCTTCCATTGTTTTATCAAGTTCTTGAGCCGATACAAGTACACCTATGCTATCAAGCACCCACAATCCAATCTCTCCTGTATCTACTGCATCACATATAATTTGGAATAATTCTTCCGCACTTTGACTTTTTGGCTGTATGATATATAGCTTATCTACATCTACTCCTATCTTTGTTGCCCATTCAACATCAAGTGTATTTTCTGCATCAATAAAAAGCACTTCTTTTTCAGGAAACATATTCTGATAGTTTGCTATAATATCCAAAGCTGTTGTTGTTTTTCCACCATGCTCTTCTCCATAAAACTCAATCAATTTACCTATTGGCAAACCTCCGAACGTGCAATAATTCATTCTTGGACTTGTAAAAGGTATTCGCTGATAAGAAAACTCTGATAATCCTTTTGTTATTATCTCCTCTTTCTGTTGTTTGTTTACATTCTTCATTATCTCGTCAAGCATTTGTCCCATTTTAATTTCCTCCCATGTGTGTTAGTTGGTACTCATTCATTCTTCTAGTGAGAACTTTTTTACAACTACCTAGCAACTCTTGTGCCGCTTCTACTTTTGCCTTCATAGTTTTCCAAGCTCTATTGTAACAAACATTGATAATATACTCTTGCTGACTGCTTAATTCTGCCAAACTATCTTTGTCTGCTACTGTGCCTTTATCAATTGTAGCTCTGCTACTATGATACATTTCTTTATATACTGCTTTTGATATATCATCTCTGATTCCAAGATTTTCTACAGCTCCGCTTGCCCAATAAATATATGTTGACAAGTTTAATACAAAATCATCAAGCTCTTTATCGGTAGGAGGGTTTTCTCCATCTTGTAAACACCTAGATATAAAACCAACATAGTTATCTAACTTCTCACAATAAGGTTTTATAATATCGCTTACAATTTCGTCTATCTTGCTTGAATTATTTTCTACATGAAGCCTTATATCTTGTACTTTATCTTTTACTACGCTTAATTCTCGCATTTAATATCTCCCTTTCTTTTTGTTGTATTTTGTAATCATATCCAACTTGAATAAAAAATTGTGTCATATCATAATCAAAAAATACTCTTTTTTTCTTACCCTTTATTTCTGTGGTAGGTAAAGCAGTCAAGTTATAACTAATGCTTTTATATTTATTAGCTTTTAATGTTTGAACTGTACTTATGGGTACAAACTTTGTGACATCTTTATCTACCCACCAAATTATTAGTCCTGCTCTTACACCCCCTATTTTATCTTTTTCTACAAGTCCATTATATTGAGTATCTGTTATATTACTTAATGGAAAGGTATTTCCATGAATTGTTTTACACTCAATATAATATTGATACGGATATTTATATACAATAAAATCGCATATACCAGCAATTCCCTTAAATCCAGCGGTATTATCATTTATACGGTCAATAGAAACACCTTCGACACACTCAAAAGATTTACGTATAACATTTTCAAATTGTTTTCCTCTATTTACTGCCATTAATAACCTCCTAAAATAGTGATATAGTTTTAGGTGCATCTATAATTGATTTACAGTTAGCAACAGCTTGATTGTAATAGCTTTCTTTCAATTCTATACCTAAACCTCTTCTACCCATTTTTAAGGCTTGATACACTTCACTTCCTATTCCTGCAAAAGGTGTAAATACTATGTCATTAGGATTAGTCCATAATTCAATACAACGCTCAATTACATCTAACTGTAAAGGACAAATATGCTTTTCGTCTTTGTGTTCTCTTGCACTTTCTTTTTGAAGTGTATTTGACTGATTTATGTCCATCCACACCGGACTTGCATAATTCTGCCACTTACTTACTGGAAAACTTTCATTTGTATGCGATATTCTTTCTTCATTTTCTCCATTTTTTCTAAATGTAATAATATAATCTGCAATTCCCTGTCTGCACATAGAACTATCCTTCTTAATCTGCTTATGTAATAAACCTAATGCTTTAGTTCTTTGCATAGCAACAACAGGGTCTTTCCATATTGTCACTCTCGAATGATATATAAATCCTTCTGCAAGCATCATTTGGATAAGTTCACCCGGAAAATCTGTCAATCCAATAAATCCGTCTCTCTGTTTTTGTGTTGGTAAATCCATACAATGTATTGAAACAAGTCTACCACTCATAGTAATTCTATATAATTCTTTTATAATGTACTCAAATTGCTCATAAAATTCTGTTGTACTTTTGCAATTACCTAAATCTCTAACACTATTTGAATACACATAAAGTTGTGCAAAAGGTGGACTAAATATAGAGTAATGAATACTATTATCTGGAATAGCTTTCATTACTTCACAACTATCTCCGTTATATAATGCAAATCCATTTCCTTCATACTGATTCTTACATTTTACTTCCATTTTAATATCCTCCTTCTATACACCATTTGGGCATTTTAACTATTTGATTTGCCACATAATCTTCTGTTATTTTCATTGTAGAATGAATTTCGTTTTTAAGAATTTCAGAAGTTCTATCAATCATTTCCTGTGACAATTTCTCATGCTGTGCTTGCTTCTTCTTTATATTATTCAATACAGACAATTCACGCTGAGAAATTATTACATATACGTTAACCTCCTTTTCTTGACCAAATCTGTAACATCTTCTAACAGCTTGATAAAACTTTTCATAACTATCAGAAATGCCACAAAATATCATATTATGGCAACTTTGAAAATTCATGCCAAAACCACATATAGACGGTTTACTAACAAGGAAATTTATATTCCCATTTGCAAAACCTAACATACTATCTTCTTTATGTTGGTCTGTATCACTTCCTTTTACCTCAACCATATCACAAGTCTTTTTAATAAGGTCACTTTCATCATTATAATCCACCCATACAAGACAGCTATCCATGTCTTTGATTAAATCTTTAACAACATCTACCCTATCTTGCATACTGTCTTTTCTTGCTTCTCTACGCTCTGATAGGTCTTTAGCAACTCCGGCTATAAGTTGTCCTGGTTTTGCTTTACTATCAACTATAATATGTTTTATATTAAGTTTAGGTAAATTATATCTATCATCTGAATAACCTATATCAGATGGATTTTTAACAACCATAGCCCAAGTTGCGAGCCATTCCCAAAATTTGCTCTCTGCGTGTCTTTTCATTCTCCACTGATTCTCTTTTGCGTCATTAATAAAGAATGTAGCTAGCATTTCAACTCTACTCATTACATTTAAAAAATCACAGTGGTTACCAAACTCTGTATAATCATTAGGTGATGGTGTTGCTGTACACGCAAGCTTATATTTGGTAAATCTGAATATATCTATAATGTCATTAGACATCTTACCTAAACTTGCTTTTAATATACTACTCTCATCAAGTATCACACAAACAAAATCATCAGGATTAAAATGTTGCATCATTTCATAATTTGTGATATTAATACCATCTCTCACGTCTGCTTGAGTACGACATATATTCACATCAATTCCGAACTTCTTGCCTTCTTGTTTTGTTTGCTTACTTACAGCAAGTGGTGCTAGAATAAGTGCTTTTCCATTTTCATGTTTGCACACTTGATTCGCAAATTCTAATTGGCATATCGTTTTGCCAAGTCCTGTATCAAGAAATAATGCACATCTTCCTTTTTTCAGTGCCCATTTAACTATCTGTTTCTGAAAATCGAAGAGATTATCATTCAAATCATCTAAATTCACATCGAACCCTGTATTCTGATATTGATATTCTTTCGTTTTCAAAAATTCGTTGTATTCCATTTATCCGTCCTTTCTGCACTGTGTTTTGAAACTGCAATAATTACATTTCTTTGCATCTGCATCATCAATAGGCGGAACTTTTTTCTTGCTTATATAACTATCACAAGTATCAATGTAGCCTATTAAGTTCTGTTTCATCTCATCTGTAACATTAAACATAAAAGCCTTCATATCAAGCATATCTCGATTGATGTATATAAATATAACTTCATCTATACCAAATGCTAAACTATAAGCAATAGCTTGTTTATGATGTGCCTTATCCACATTGTTTCTATTCCAAAACTTATTTGTTGTTTCTGTTTTCAGCTCAAGTATGTAATAATGATTTTTATACTTGATAATACCATCACATAGAAAACTCATGTTGTATTTTTTATGATATAACTTTGTTTCCATTCCTTGTTTTTTTACAACTTCTATATCTGTCAGGTTTCTGCTTTTCACAAACTCGCTTATATCTACATACTCACAATCAATATCATTATCTTTCATTTGTGATACTGCTGTTTGTATTCTCTCATGAATGTCACTTCCTGAATTACAAATACCTACGCTTATATAAGAGTTGCTCTTTTTATCTTCTTTTGCACCTGTAATGACATAATAAGATTGACGCATACAATTCATGCTTGATGGCTTATATGTTTTTGATGCTACATAGTCATCATTATCTGTTGTCATTTCTATTGACCTTTTTAAGTCAATCAAAAAGCTCTGTTCTGCTGATACATCTTCAGTTACACTATCAAGCATAGCAATAACATTTTTCAAACTACTTCTTGACACTAAAGCACCTCCTTTCCTTTCTGTGAGTGACACTTTGTGTCATTGTTTTAACTTACAAACATATTGTAACATTATACAACGTATTTGTCAATACTTTTTTGAAATTTCTTAAAAAACTTCTTCTAAATTATCAAACTCTTCTTTTGTCAAATCATTTATATCCTTTTTTCCTTTAGGTAAAATATATTCTGTGATAAGTTTTCCTTTTACGTTCGCTCTAATTCTATCTCTTGCTTTCATACCTGCCTCATCATTATCTGTTGCAAGTATAAGCTTTCTACACGGTAAATGCTCAAGCTGTTTGAACTGCTCTTTTGTTCCTAACCCATTTAATGCTACTGCATATTTTCCAAACTGCCAAGCTGTTAGTGCATCTATCATAGACTCACATACTATTATTTCACCAATCATATTCATAAGAAAGGGCTTTATATTTATCTTTGCACTACCTCTTCCATTAGATAGCACGCTATACAACTCATATATTCCATATAAAGGCTTTTCAACTCCTTTAGGATAATTGAAGTATTTTGTTTTAACGCTTCTTCTTGCTACAAATAAACAATTTCCATATTTATTCTTTACAGGCATTGTAATACAATCTGTTTTACTGTCATATCCTAAATCAAACAACTCTATTAACCATTCTTCTGTTATTCCTCTTTTTTTCCAATACGGATGATAATATCTATAACTATCTAACTCTTTTTCACTCACATAATTATATTTATTATCACTACTATTGTCCAAAATATTACTTTTATTGGAAATGTTAGGACGTCCCACATCAATTTCAACATCTTTTCTCACCTCCACACTTATTGTTGCAAAGTTTTTTACTAACCACTGCCAACCAAACTTGCCTAATACATCATCACGGTGACCAAAACAATAACTTATAACTTCATGCAAATCATGTACCTCATTGCAGGTAAAACAGTGGAACTTTCCATCACTCTTTCTAATACCTGCACTCGGTTTATGCTCTTGTCCGTTTTTATGATATGGACATTGCACCATTATATGTGTATCTGTTTCTTTTGTCTTTTGTAATAATTGTATTCCATTTGCTTGTAATGATAATTGTAATTCTGATAATATCTCTGACAACTCTGCATTAAAAATAGTTTGGTTCAGTATCACGCTCTTGTACCTCCTCTACTTCTTCTGCTCTCCATTCAAGATTTTGCAATATTGCTTTAGCTGTATCACATCTATCTTCCATGTATTCTATACTCATTTGGTCAGTTATCCCTGACATTACACAATAATCTCTCAAAAGATTTATTGCATCACAAGCATTATTTACTAACTGATTAAGAGTTTGCATTTTAGATATTGTTATATTATCAGAATATCCATATACATATTCGTTATAACTCATTCCCATTAGAATACATCCTCCTTTGTTTGTGGTTTATTGCTTCGCTTTCTCTCTACTTTTGCTTTTGTTGATGTTACTACATCATTTGATGGTATATACTTAAAATCTCCAACATTTATATCAAGCTGATACATTATCTTTTTTCCTAATTCAATATTTCTTGCCTTCTTTACTTCCATTGTCATAACTCTATCTTTTAATTTTAGTGCTAATAATACAGTAGCATTAAATGCAAGTCCATCTCCATCTCTTACACTACCTATATCGGGAGTATCATTATCGCCTTCAGTTATTCCTGTTCTATTTGCTTGAGCAACTACAAGTATAGGTATATTCATTTCTACTGATAAGCTCATTAAATCTTCGCCGATATGCTTTAATTTTGTAGCTGTGCTATCTCCTCTTTCTGCTCTTTCATCACTTAAATAACCTACTCCATCTATTGCTAATATATCAAGCTTATATTGTTTTATATACTGTCTTAATTTTGAAACTGTCATTTTATTTGCAAAGTCTGCCGGAGTAGATACAATAAACTTATTATCTTTTTTACCTAACTCTTCAACATAAGCATTATAATCATTTTCATTTACATCATCTTTACCCCATGATAAACCGCTATTGCTAAATTGCTTATATAAAGTATCAAATCTATATCCAATACTACTTGCTCCCATCTCTGGGCTTATATAACCAACATTATAACCTAACTGCCAAATATGCGTGACCATCTTTTCAAGCACCCATGATTTACCATGATTTGTTCTTGCAAGAATTACTACAAACTCTTCTCCTCTTCTCCATCCATGAACCATATCATCAAGCTCTTGAAAACCTGTGGTGAAAAAATATTCATCGGGATTATTCTTACGCTCAATCCATTCCTGCTGTCTTATAGATGCTTCGTGTATAATATCAACACCTTTTATCCCGTAGTCAGGCTGTAACTCTTTTATAGCGTGTAGCATATACTCTGCCGCCGCATTTGCATCTTCTTTAAGCAAGCTGGCAACTTTCTGAACTACTGGCACCGATTTATAATACAAATACTCTTCTCGTATTGTATCTATCAAATATCTATCAGTTTCAGTTACTTCAACAAGGTCTATATCAAACTTTGATAAGAATGTAGCTTCGTCAGGAACTGTGCCATATTCTTTTTTATGTTGCATTATATAATTGTATTCATCTTCATATTCTACAAAATAATCTTCCGTCAAGTTATTATTCTCGATTATGGAAGTATCTTTTGTAGCAAGAACTTTTGAAAGTATCTGTAATGCTACCATTTATCTAATGTCCTTTCCTTTGAACTCTATTACTTCACTTGTATTCCAAACTCTGCTTGCTATTCTGCTACCTAACAACTCTGTAAGATTTTCAAGTGTTGTTATATTGCTTGTGTAGATATTTGATTTACCTGCAAATAATCTGTTGTTGATATAAGTATATAATTGCATATAATCATAATTAGATGCGTTTGTCAATGCTATATCATCCCATACTACTAAATCAACTTTTTCCAAATTGTCTTTATATTCTTTTGATAAAGGATTATTAAAGTCTTTTAGTTTCAGCAACAAATCTGGTACTGACACAAACATCCCTTTTAGATTTTCATAATTACCTTCAGCTGTGTAGTGTAAATATGTCTGCAATAGCTTTATTGCCCAACTTGTCTTTCCTGTGCCTGTACTCTCACCACAAATGTATAAGTTTTTAGAATCAATAACAAACTGTCTTATATTCTTTCTGATAGTAGCAAGCGTATCATAAGCAATTTCATCCTCTTTATTTACCAACTGTAACTTGATTGGCTTTTGCATAGTAGCAGGTAAACCACTATTATTCATTTGCCATTTCATTTCAAGATAAGTGTTACACATATAACAGTCATCTTTACATGAATTGACATACCAACAATCAGTATTCCTTGATATGTTCTCCATTTTCTACTCTCCTTTTGAACTCTGCTTTACGTTCATGTGAATCTAAAGTATGTGATAAATCATTATTGCGTTTTTTGTTTGAACTATAACCACCTTCTAATGTTTTTACGAACTTATCCTCTCTGAGTAAGAAATCTAAATCAGCTTTCCAGCCTCTATCATTTTTGCCTGTAAGAAAGTCTGAACTATTTGCTATGTTAAATACTTCTGCAAATTGGTCTATGAAATATCCCTTTTTGAATAGTGACTGTATAGCTTTCTTTCTTTTATCTGTAACACTTCTTACTTTTGGTAGACTAACACATATATCATTGTATAGGTCTACAATTTCTTGAATATCTTTAGGTTTACTCTTTTCTTTAGTATCAAATAATTTATTATTTGTATTTATTTCTTTAGTATTTGATTTCTTTAGTATTTTATTGTCGTTGTTTTCTACATATAGTTTTTCTTCATGTAGATTTTCTACATTAAGCTTTTCTTTATAAGTTTTACAATCTTTAGGACTTTCAAAAATATGGTATTCTATATCAGCAATTTTACCATTTTCATATACTCGTTGTCTATGTAAATAATTATTTTTTTCAAGTTCTTGTAATGCTGTTTTTACTGCTGTTCTACCATCATTTGATAGTGTAGTAAGTCCTTCTATTGAATAGTCCCAATTTTCTGGTAGTGATAGCATGAGTGATAATAGACCTTTTGCCTTTAGACTTAATTCTTTATCTTTGAAATGATAATTGCTCATTACAGTATAATCTTTTGTTTTATGTACTCTTGTAACTGACATATTTTATCTCCTTTAGTGTAAAAAACAGACTGTTTATCAGGAAGTAGCGGTTCCATCAAAACAGTCTGTTGACTGATAAAGTATTAGTGGCTTTATATGATAAAGTCCGCTACACTTTATCAGCCTATTTTTTGAATCCCACATCCAAGGATTCGCAACGTGTCAACTTTATTGACAATAATAATTATACAACATGATTGAATAAAAGTCAAGTTATTTTTTCTTGAAAGTTTTTAGTATATCTTCAATCTGCTCATCAACCTCATTATTCACAGTGTCCCATAATGCTTTTCTTTCTTCTTCAATATCTACATCTTCTATATCAGGTATTACCCTTTCCTCACAAGCTTCTATTGTATAAAAATTGTCAGCAATCTTCACGCTTGCTCTGCTTGTAAATCTAATTGATGTAGTTATTCCTTTTACTTCGTATTCATTTTCCATAGTTATTCTCCTTTCTTGATTTCTTTGATTGTGAGTGTAGGTGTTCTTTTAATTTGTTTACAAGTGTTCATTTCAATTAGCACATCTTTATCAAGTTCATTTTTATATATTGCTTTTTCTAAAGCATCTGTATCAATATAATCTTTTGTTTTGATTATACCTAAATCACGTGCTGTATCTTCACAATAGTTAAGAAGTATTGAAAGTACACCCTCTAAATCTAATGACTCTTGCTTTCTCAATGTATAACTTGCTATATAGTCTGTGCCTTCAAACTCATCAAGATTATCTTCTCCCATTTTTGTTTTTATGAGTTTATTATAATGGTCGAGGTTTGCTTTTATTCTTTTTTCTTCTTGCTTATACTTACCATATTCATCAATATAGTTTGCCAACTCCGTATTATTCATATTTATCACCTCTTGTTCTTTTTATGCTTGTCTATGAGTGATGATACAACTGCGATTATTATCATAATTAAACATTCAAATCCTACAGTAGCAATAACCCCACCTAAAAATGGATTGATATACATAATTACACCTCCTCTTTATGCTTACAATATTTTTGAGTTACTTTACCCATAACACCTGAAACTCCTTGAGGAATACTATTCTTAAACTCAATAAGTTTTGGTATATCATCTCTTTTCCAATAGCGTGTTTGTCTATCAGTTTTCTGAATAAACTTTGGTAACATTTTAGCATACTTATTTTTTGGGTCTGCTTTCTTAAACTTGTACCAATTATTCAAAGTATAAATTGAAATACCTACAAGTACACAAACCTCTGCTCCAGTTAGTAGCTCTTTTTCATGTGTCATTTCTTTCACCTCCTTTGTGCAATATTATCACCTTCTTTCCTTATAGTTCTATGAGTATTTTTTATCATTATACAACATATTATTAAAATTGTCAATCTTAATCTAACAAATAGTCGATAAGAGCATCTTTGTTTTTTACTATTTTACTATCAACTATTGCATCTGCCATCTCACCTTTTTCAATTACTAATTTGAATATTCTTTTTTTCTATTATTTTTCTAATATACAACTCTGCTGTACCTTTTTTTCTTTGATATATTATTGAAGTATGTGAAACATCTAATAATTTAGCCCACTCGGTTTGTGTTTTAGTTATATCATTTACTGTTATTTTCACAGTTTTTCTTCGACCTTCTTTATACGCTTTCTTCAAACTTTCAGAATGTTTTTTTGAAGTCTCCTCCCCATATTTTCTTCCTCTACTGCTTTCTCCTATTTTTTCTTTTGTTTCGACGGATAACTTACGTCCTTTCATTCTTTTTGAAATTGTATCTCTTAATTGAGGATTATCTATATATCTCTGTTTATTCTTTTGTCCTATCTTTATTTTAGTTTCTTCTGTTTGTTTTCTACCTTTTTGAGATTGTGACATTTTTAATCTTGTTTGTGAAGAAGGTCTAATTCCTTTATGTGCTTTCGATAAACTTAATCTACCTTCTTTTGATACTTTTCTTCCAGGAGGTTCAGGTACTCCTTTTTGTTTTTGACTTATTTTTTGTTTTGTAGCATTTGATAATCTTCCTTTACTTCCTGCTTCTTTGAAATTGTAAGTTTTAGAAGAATTTATACCCCCATAATAATCAATCCAATATTGTTCTCGTTTCGTCAACTCGCTCTCTTCACATTGGTCTAAAACTATAAATACAAAATTATCTTTACCATATTTATTCCAAGCATTTTGAAGTCTTGAATTTTGATGTTTGTTATTGTTTAGAGCACTTTTATGACACTTCCATCTGTTTTCTATGTCTATTGCCTGTCCTATATAAATATTTTCATTGAAGTTATTTTTTATACCATATATACCAATCATACTTGATTACCCCCTTTTTAACTATCTACATATTATTGTAATGTATAGATAGTTAAAAGTCAAGTAAAAAATCCACTAATTCATTGTTGGTCATTTTAATTTGTCCATCAACAATTTTATCAGCAAGTTCTCCTTTTCTCTCTACGATTTCGTGTATTTTAATGTCAATAGTATTCATACACATAAGGGTATAAATTGTGAGATTGCTTTTCTGACCTATTCTGTGACATCTATCAACACACTGCTCTTTAAGTGCCATATTCCACGGCTCGTCCATGAATATTTCAACTTTTCCTGCTGTAAGAGTAAGACCTGTACCCATTGCTCCAATTGTTCCTACTACGAATTTACAATCATCATCTTCTTGAAATCTTTTAACGTGTTCGGCTCTCTGGTCGCTATCAACTTCACCAGTAATATATGTACCATGATACTTGACAGCAAGTCTGTTATAAATAGGAAGTGTCATTTGTGTCCAGTTAGAAAAGATAACTACTTTCTTTTCATTCTCTATTGCTTCATCTACAAGCTCTTCCATTCTATCAAGTTTAGCACTCTCTTGAATAGTGCTTGAAAGAATACCTGTGTAACCTGTGGCTTGTCTCATTCTTATAAGCTCTGCAAGCGGATTAGGAGCAGTCTTGATTTGGTCGATATTCATTTTAATTTCAGCAGTCACCTCTTTGTAAATCTGTGCCTGTTTTGGTGTCATATCTACAAACTCATCAATATAAGTTTTTTCTGGTAAATCAAGCACTTCTTCTTTTCTTCTTCTTAACATCATATCGTTTAACTGCTCTTGTAATTCTTCAAGATTTTTATATCCCATAATCTCATATCCACCATAGCCACCCATCACACAATAATGATTTTTGAAAGCATAAAAAGTATGTTTTTCATATCCAAGCCACTTGAGTATGATGTATAAATCTAACGGGTTATTCATGAGAGGTGTTCCTGTCATTGCTATCATTGTTTCTGTCTGCAATTTCAAAAATGCTTTTCCCTGCTGACTTTGTGGATTCTTCATTTTATGAACCTCATCTGCTACTATCATTCCAATCTCACCATTATCACACATCTTTTTTAATTCATTGAGTATATCTTCATTGCGTAAACTCTCAATATTAGTGATAATAAAATAGCTATCTATGCCTTTTTGTAAGTCTGAAAGCTTTTGAGTGTTAGAGCCAATTTTTAAGCCATTCTTTGTTTCATACTGACCTAAAATGTAACCGCTCTCGTTGCTATGTATAGTTATCTCATTCTGCCAATTCCATTTAAGTCCATTTACACCACAAATAATCAAGCAATGCTTATAATCTTTCTGAAGCTTCTTTGCAATTGCTATATCAATACTTTGCTTTGTCTTTCCGAGTCCCATCTCATCACCAAGAAGCCATCTGTCATAAGTCATTCCATATTCAAACGCTTTTATCTGATGCTCATAAGGCTTTGTTTTGAACTCGAAATTTGACGGTATTTGCGCTTTTCTTGCTTCAGTGCATATATACTCATCTGAATTGATTTCAAACGAAAATTCGGGCAAATTTGCAACTAATTGACCTAGTTTAGCATAAGGTATCTCCCACTGCTTGTTATCTTTATCCCAAAATCTGCTAGGAAATTCTCTTATAGTATCAACTATCTTCTGATTGTACGGAAAGGATACATACAGTGCCCATTCCCCATTCACTTTTTTTGAGTGTTTGATTTCTATAGTTATCATAGTTTTCTCCTTATCTTGACAGTGCATCATACAGTTTTTAACTTTCGCATCTATCGTGTAAATGAAGCGGAATGCCACCTGACAATTTCTTCCATCTTGCGTCTGACGAATCAATAATGCAACCACCGTACATATACCCTACTGAATTTTTGGGCTTATCTGCACAAGGCTCAATATACCAATGATTTTCGCCCCACAGCACTCTCTTCACTACCTTACAAAGATTTTCTGGAGGATTGTTTTCATCAATATCAATCCAACCATCTTCACATTCTACAAGAATTTCATTAAATCTACTTGATATACCACCGTTAGAACAATCTCCGCCTTTTGATTTGAAAATACTAACACTAATTGCTTTCATAATCATCACCTTTTCCTTTCGTTCTGTGAGTTTGTAGTTGCTGTGAGATGTTTGATTCATTCCATTTCTCAAACGGCGCTAAGCTCGTTCAATCATGTACTCATCTCTCATCGACAAGTACATGATAACACGTTATATAATGTTTGTCAATACTTTTTCGCAAATTTTTTGGAGAAAATTGAAAAATAACGTATTTACGCCATTTCTTGAAGTTTAGATATTAGATTTCTGATGTGAGTTCGCTCCTCTGGCATATCTGTACTGCTATAAAGAGCTTGTATGAATTCATAGATTTCTTGACACACAAAACCAAGAGCTTTTACAGTTTGCTCCTCGCTTGTGCCATTTAATTGATAATTACGCTTTGCGTCTACATAATGTCTATATGCAGGTAGAATGTCATTTAATTCACTCTCTATCCCGCTCGATTTCGTGTCTATTTTCGATTTTTCTGCTTCAGACATAATAATATATAGACTTGCTAGTTTAGAGCAGTTTTCAAAGGTGTTTTCAGCGTTTTCTAAATCTGCTATGGTATTTCTGATTACTTGTAAATTCATTTTTCTACCTCCAAGGAGTAGGGGCAAGGTTTTTACGCCCTGCCCCATTGAGTAGTGTAGGTTATCTCTCAAGCTTTGCTATGCAACGCTCTATGATACTTCTTTCACGTTCGGTACGTGCATCATCAGCCATATCTTCAAGTCGGTCAATCATATATTGACGCTCACTGTGACCGCTATAACCTCTCTCATAGCTTTCACCTCGTCCATAACTATCTCGACTTGTGTATCTGCCCATTGCATCACGTCCTCTACGCTCGCTATATCTGCCATCACCATCGCCATCTCGTCCTCTACGACCATAGCTATCCATAGACTGCCCGTCCATTGACTGCATACCCATAGAATTGCCTGTCATTGACTGCCCTTCCATGCTCATAGGGTATCTTTGATTAGCATAGCTATTCATAGATTGTACACCTTCATATGAACGCATATACGGATAACGATTGCTCATGCCGTCATCATAGCTACCTCTGAAAGAGTAACCTTCTTGTTCTGACTGTTTCATAGCTTTGATAGTTTCAACATCTTTGAGAATGTCAACCGCCTCACCAAGATTCTTCAGCTCATTAGGAGAAATATCCTGCTTGCTGGTAAGCGGTCTGATTTCATTCTCAATCAGCTCTGTTATACGCTCTAAATCCTTCATAGCATTTTCCTCCTTTATGCAATTCTCTGAACAACCAAGTTAGCATTTTGAACATTGATTGCTGGTGCTGTTCCACCTGCTGGAGCTTCTGATGTGTTCTCAACTGCTACATTGAAGCAACATCCTCTAGGAACTGTTATTATAGCTGTACTTGTAACATTTCCATACTCCTCTACTGCCGCAGGTGTTACTATTGCTCTGCTTGTAAGTATCGGCTCTCCACTGATAGCAAGTGCGACACTAATAGGTCCAACTGTACCTCCTGTTGGCACTGCTATATTACCATTGAAAGTTATCTGATATCTCGCAAAACAACAAGTAGGATTATTGACAATACCACGCAATGTTACAATTCCTGATTCGTTTCTGTGTACTACGTAGCCTTTTGCACAAGGAATACTTGTGTTGAGAACTACTACCTGATTTGGCTGTACTGTTTGAATAGGATTATTGGTAAACTCTGCCATATTGTCACCTCCTTATCCCATGCAACCACAACCATAGTTCTGATTGCAAGTGAAGATAGGCTGTTTTCCGTAAACCGGTACAGTTCCTACTGGGCAGTTATTCAGACGGTCATACAACTGGTCTACCTCATTTGCAAATCCTTGTGAGATAAAAGCGTTCTGTGCTATCTGTGACTCACGAAGAGAAGCCATGTTCAACTGCTGTCTTAACTGTGCTATCTCATCATTCTTTGCATCAATCTTATCATTGCAAAGCTGGTCAAGAATACGCTGTGTGCCTGCTGTCTGATTTGCTATGATATCTCTAACACCTTCATTAAGTGCTTGTCTGTCAGCGCAATTCTCGGTTGCAATAGTGTACTTCAAATCTGCGCTTGCAAGTTTGTTATCACAGCAACACTGCGCTAACTGTGACTGAACATTGTTAAAGCCTTGATTCATAGCTGTCTGCTGACTAAACGCTGTCTGCATATTAGCCATCTGACGTGTGTTAGCACCTTGTTCTACTCCTGCAAATCCGTTGCAAAGTGTCATCTGAATATCGTTGCCCGTGTTACACAACTGCGTGGACAAAGCACTGACTCCATCACGTATGCTTGTAATGTTGTCATTCAGTAACTGATTCTGGAAACCTTCTGTTGTAATGTTAGCTTGATTCATCCAAGGATAAATCATAGAGCCTTCTGCAGCATATCCGCCTCCGCCCCATCCGAAGCCACCGCCAAAGCCGTTGCCCATGAGTGCGAACAAGAAGAGAATTACCCACCAGTCACCGTTGTTACCGAACCCCCAACCGCCATTATTACTACCCATTACTGCGGCAATATCTGCGGCTGAAAGTCCACCATTGGAATCTGTTAAACTCATAACATTTTCCCTCCTTCGTTTTTTATTTATAAACTCTGCGCAAAAGTTTATTCAAAGGAATTAGTGAAGTTTTTGAGCAAATGATTGTAATTGATTTAATTGCTGTTGAGTCATTTGCCCTGTATTAAGTAGATGCTGAATAATGCCTTGAGGGTCATTACCAAGCTCTTGTGGAATGTTTAGTTTTCTTTGCATAAGAAAACCCATTGGATTATTTTTGAAACTTTGAAACATACTTGATAAATTATTTTTATTTTGACCTTGCATTATACTATTCATTTTCTTTCACCTTCTTTGTTGTATTAGCTCTAGGCTTTTCTTCTATCATTGTTGGCATCTGAATATTTTGTACTTTATCTGCAAGTGTATCTACTGTCTTTACAAGAGTATTCATTTCTTGTCTTGTTACAAATTGACTTGTATCAATTTCAGGTGAAGCTAAACTTGACATTCCGTGTGGTTCTTCATCCATTATCTCTACATAGCTAAATGTTCTTAATTTTTGTGGCATACCACTATTATCTACAGTCTTTACATAAAACTTATCTCCCTCACTGTCAAATAATGTTACGCTACTTCCTCTTGCTACAGGATATACTTTCGCCGCCTCTTTTCCAGGTACAAAAATCATATCTGAATACTGCTGTTGTGGTTGTTGATTGATGTTTGGTTGAACTGCCTGTGATGTTTGAATTGGTGGTTGGTACACCTGTGGAGTATAACTCATAGGATAACCACTGTTAAAAATTGCCATTGTTTACATCTCCTTTCGCCAAAAATAAATTGGTATTTCATCACCGCTATCCCACGTGTCATAATAACTGCCTTCTTCTACTGCAATAACATGAGTGCCTGTGGCAAGTAAATATTGACCTTCAGGATGTTCGGTGCAAAAATCTCTTACTGTATAACAATCAGGACAAGTATTAGGAATTACATTTCTTCTATATCCATTTTTGTATAAATATGCTCCCCATACTGCGTTTGATGAAGGCATATCACACATATCTAACCCTTGCACACATAATTCAATGTATGTATCTTCCCAATCATGCCCCGTAAGTTTTGATATTGCTCTTACTGTGCAATCTCCGATGTGATTCATTTTAGGATTTGGATTGTAATAAACGTACATATCAAGCTACCTCTTTTTTAATGTTTTGTATCATATTGGAATAAATTAGTAGAGCCATAACAGGTGAACAATTATGTTCTTCCATTATTAGCTTTAGAATGTTTTGAATATCCATAAGAAGTACCTCCTTTATGTATTTAATTATAAATAAAAAAGAAACGTACAACTTATACAAAAATTGTACGTTTCTTTTATCGAAGGAGGAAAAACATATATTTATAATATACGTTTTATCTTGTTTTTAACCTTTCTTGCTAATACTGAAACTTTTGCTTCAGATATGTGCATTTCCATAGCTATTTGAACATTTGACTTTGCTTTTGACCTTAACTTAAAATATTCTTCTTCATCTGGAGTAAAATTACATAATGCAAGAAGTAAATCTAATTCAGGTTTTGTAAAATCATAAAGTTTCATCATATTTCCTCAATACTTGTTATGTTTGAATAATCACTTATAATACAACAAATATAAATTATGTAGCTTTTTTTAATACATATTGTTTGTTTGAGAAAGAATAATAAATATTCTCTCCATCTGTCCAGATGTAATGACCATTTTCAGGAGTAAAACCTCCCCAAGATTTTTCTTCCCATGTATAATAATTATACTTTAATAAATATTGTTTATCATTATCTGAATAGTAAGCAGTATTTCCATCCGTCCAGATATAGCTACCCATTTCAGGAGTATATCCAGACCAAGTTACTTTTACCCAGGTTGAAGATTTATCTAGCATATATTGATTGCTGTATGACGAATAATAATAATTAGTACCATTTGTCCAAATTAGATCGCCGCTAATAGAAGTATACCCTTCCCAAGTTTTAGGTGCCCAAGTAGATGTTTGTTTATTTAGAACGTATTGAGTGCTACCATTTGAATAATAAATATTATTGTTATCTGTCCAAATAACTTTGCCACTATTTATATTTGTATAATTCCACGTTTTAGGATTCCATGTAGAAGTAGATTTGTTTAATACGTATTGTTTATTGGTGCTGCCGAAGCCTGAATCGGAATAATAAATATTATCACCATCTGTCCAGATATAACTACCAGTAAAACTAGTAAGCCCATTCCATGTCTTTGGTGTCCAAGTTGATGTAGCTTTATCTAATACATATTGAGTGGAACTACTTGAATAATAAATATTATCCCCATCGATCCAGATATATTCACCATTAAATGGAGTATACCCATTCCATGTTTTAGGAACCCATGTATCTACAGTTACAGGTTCTTCACTCTCTACGCTTATTGTTCTACTCGTAGCAAGGTAGTTTTGACTTTCTGCTACGTTTACTGTTACGGTTGTCGTTGCCATATATTATCCTTTCTTTAATAAGTTAATACATAATGGTCTGAACCTACTGAATAATAAATATCTGTGTCATCTGTCCAAACGTATTCACTTTGGAAATAAGAAGGTGGATTATTCCATGTTTTAGAATTCCAAGTAGACGTAGATTTATCTAAAACATATTGTTTATCAGTACCATTTGAATAATAAATGTTATCTCCATCTTTCCATACTCTGACACCAATAAATGAAGTTAAACCATTCCAAGTTTTAGAAACCCAATTATTTTTTTTGAGGCTGTGTTATCGTAATCGTATTTCCACTTACACTAGCCGTTGCTACTGACGTATCAGCCGATGTTACAGATACTGTTCCTGTATTATTGCTAAATGTAACTGTATCTGATGGATTTTCTGGAGTAAGGCTAACGCTATTCTTTGAAAGTGTTATATTACCAAGTGCTTTACCAATAGTCCAAGTGACATTCTTTGCACCTGTTGTCCCATCACTCCAAACATAATGTCTATCAAGTGTAAATACAGCAATATAATTACCTGCATTTGTTCCACTTGTATCTCCGCTCAAAGTCATTTTAGTTTGGTCATAATTGCTCCAAGTCGGTGATTGTGAAGATGTATTATATGTTAATGAGCCACTTTGAGAAGGAATAATTATTTCTCCTTTTGGCTTTGTGCTATATGGAAATCTATAAACTAACATATCAACCTCACTTAATAATCAAAACATTTATTGGCAATGCTATTGTAGGTACATCTCCGTCTGCTGTTATTGTAATACTATTTGTCCCTTGTCCTGTAACTGCTAATAGTGCATCACGACAAGCTTCACGTTCTGTTGCTGTAGCATTTGTAGCAAGACTAACAACTCCTTTTGCTGTAGCTGTCATTCCATCTACGGTCACTGTTTGAACATTATTATTCCACCCATTTACGGTTAATGAAACTTGAACATCTGTTGCCATACTATCTATTTGATTTCCAATAGCAACTACTCTACTATCTATCAAATCAATAGTATTGTCCATATTGTTTAGATTAGTTTCATTTATGGGTGTAGTAGTATCAGGTAAATTATGCCAATTTACTCTTGTGTATAACTTGTCCATACTATCACACTCCTACGCTATCAAGTACAGCTTTTTTGAATGCCGCCAAGTCTGCATCAACTTCTTTTTTATGAGCTTTGTATAAATCAATATTACGTATCTGCTCTGAAAAAGATACAGCTCCGTCTGCACTAACTGCGGCATTCATGTAAAGCACTTGTGTACCTTTTCCTTCTTCTACATCTACTGCTGATACTCCTGTAAAGTTTTGTGTTTTTGTAAAGTTTGCTAACATTGTTTTAATCCTCCTTTTTAATCATTGATTTCAATTCTTTTATTTCTTCTTCAAGTGCAGTTATTCTATCATTCTGCTCTTGAATAAGTTTCAGCATTGGTGGTACAATATAACGAACATTCCAATCCGATGCTTGTCCTGTTTTTGTGCTTATATCTGCCGCAATAGGATATATCATTGCAACATCTTCAGCAATAAATCCCGGTATTGGAGTGTTATATCTTTGATCCTCTTCTTCAAGATAATCTAAATTGTATATAAATTGACTTACTTGTAAATCATACAATTTATGTGGGTCAAGATTTTCATCTTCTATTGGTCGTATATCATGCTTCCATCGTCTTGAAGATTGTGATAAAGGAGCAAACATATAATAAGTATTATAACCACTACTGTCAGGGTCATTCCAATTGATTTCTTCCCAATCACTTTCTCTACATCTTACGTTGGCTGTCGTTGAACTTGAACGTAAATATGGGAATATATCGTAATAAAACGGAGCACGACATCTTACTTTTGTATCTGTATGAGCATAATCATATCCACTGCCACTGCCTCCTAAATGTTTTCCATAAACGGACATTTTATTATTTGATGACGTAGATGTATTACTTTGAGTTCCATATCCCAAAATCAACGTACATGGCTCATCGTTGAGTAGTAACGGAGAACTTAACATAAGTGTATTTGCTTGTTCGTACAAATAACAACTAGCTCCATTGAATGGGTCTCCCCATTGAGAGCCTCCTATTACATACATGGAGCTAATTGGCATATCACCAGTATCTCCAAAAGCAATACAACCTACACCAGAGGGGTCTGTCTTGTTTGGTTTTATAGTGTTGACTTCTATTGTTTGTGTCTGTATATTTCCACCATTTATAAATGTACTACCGCCAGTGCCTGACAAATCTTGAAATTCTACAAGTCCTGTTAATGTAATATTAGCACCTTGTATTGGTCTACCTAATTCATCCATCAACTGAATTGTAATTCCCGATGTTTGCCCTTGACCACTTGTTGACATTGTAATACTATGAGCTGATACTTGTATTCTACCGCTTAATAATGTATCTTCTCCTGCACGTGCGCTAGCTTCTAATACGATATTATGTGCATCTTGTTCCATTGATGTTTCATGCACTAATTTTGTAGTCGGGCAATCCCATTTATACACCCAATGTTTATTTGCTTCGGTGCCTTCAAGATGATATACTTTTCCTGTTTCTTGGTCAAGATAATAATCATCTATTTCTGCATCAGAAGGGAATATATCCCAACCATATTCTGTACTTTCTACAACACCATCAGCGACTTTTACCATATTAAACACAGCAGTCGGTGTCTTATTTTTCTTACCTGTTGCCTTTGTTGATGAATGAGATTGTACTATGACTTGATATTGATAAATATCTCCGGTACCTCTTACCATATAATAATTATCTTTGTCATCGTTTTCATCTTTGTCAGTAGGTACAGTATGGTCATAAATATAATCACCATGTTCGTCTTTATCTTCTGCTGTAGGTACAGCACCTACTTCTTCTTCTATATCATAACCTTGAGAACTCCAGCTTGTAGCAACATCTTCTAATCTTGCATACGGTTCACCGTAGTCCATAATAACTTGAGTTTGTATGTTATATCTTTCTACAAGTCCAAGTACGTCTTGAGAAGTATCTGGAGGGTCAATACCTTTTTCAACATCTTCATAATATTTTTGACTATGTATTACTCCATTGACAAACCATATATCTTGTCCTGTTGTTTCTGCAAAAGTTATTCTTAAATGGTCATTACTTGCGTCAATGTGTCTTTTTACTTCGTCCAACTCGGAAATAAGTTGGTCGACCTCATCACCGACTTCATCGACTTCATCATAAATATCGTTTAGTTCATCATCAATATTTGAAACAATATCTTCCATTACTGTTTCAATAGTGCTTATATCTGTGCCTACTTCGTCTTGACTTTTTGTGCCTTCTGCTCTCATAGACTGTTCTATGAGTTGTGAACCGCTGAAGTCCATTTTGAACACATAAAAGAATCCTTTTGTAGTTACAATATAATCACCTACATTATAAGTCCAATCACTTATAATCATTTTTACATTTGAAGGTCTATACACAAGCATCCTAATAGCATCAAGCATATTAGCACCGATTGTTTGATATGTTGTATCTTCCATATCATATATCAAGATATTATCACTTATAGCATAAGGACAATCATCTGTGCCTTGTGTATATCTTAATGTACCGCCTGATGTGTAAAATTGTATGCCTGTAAATGGGTCTGAAGTATATTCTTCAAAGTCACTATTTTCACCTTCAATTTCATCATTATTTATGTTATATCCTGCTTGTGAATTAAGTACAATAAACTTCAGCTTTCCATCACGTGTGAAGTGTGGAAAACAACAACCTAATTCACATATCATTTTAAGCATTGAACAAAATGATATTGACTTAATATTACAAGCCTTTTTCACCTTTACGTTATCATTTACAAGTGTAGCAGGTATGTATTCTATATTGACATACTCAAGTAAAGATTGTCTTAATTGACCTATCGTAGCCTCTACTTTATTCTCCCAAAAATTATTCCACCAATCAGCTACATTTATATATCCAAGTTTATATGCTAAATCATACGCCACAATAGTTCTATCAAAAGCAAGTCTATCAAGTTTACAGCTATCTACTAAACCTGTAAATATTATGTGATAATCATTGCCTTCTGTTTGTACCACTGTGATATATTTACCGCTTAAATCTCCAATGTCTTGAGCATCTTCATCTTTGTAAATCTTGCACTCAAACTTACTTGCATATAATTGTCCAAATTGTATAGTAGATTCACTTAAAATCTCGCTTATTGACATACTGCCAGCAACAATATTATCTATTCTTGTTGTTGATGCAGGATAGATTCTGTCGCTCGGAAATAAATCATCTGACGGATAAAGAACTTCGATGTTATCCGATATAAGAATATAGGTTTGTCTTTCAAGTATTGTGTCCATATATTTCTCCTTAATACTCTACCAACTCTATTTGTATTTCCTCGTAAATAATATCATCATCTGTTACTTTTTTGATTGTAAACTTTATATCTGTTCTATAAAAATCGCTTGTTTTATATTCGTTCGATTCATCATTCCAATATTGCAATGTGATACGTCTTTGCGATTTTCTTTTAGCGTTTTCTGATGCACTTGACGAACTTTGCTCATTATCGGTAAAAAACTTCTGTATTGCTATCTTATCTCTTAAATGTAAATTAGGTCTTGTTCTAAAAGATATACTTGTCTTTTTACCTGCGGCAGTGACACGATGCAAATCTCGACTATTTTCATCACGATATGCTTTTATCTCTTCACGTTGATTAGGAGTAGTTTCCCATGAAGCTTCGTTTATATACTTCATAGGAAACTTTGTGTATGTATCACCGTTTTTTGCTCTTAATAAATAACCTTTCCAATCACTTGCTGACATACGCTCCTCCTTATGCAAACTTTGGTCTTAATGTGCTACTTCTTGTTTGCTTGTATCTCTTTTCTTCTTCGTCCCACACTGCTTCTGCAAGAACTTTTCCGTTAGGCATTTGTACTACTATTGGCTCTTTACTTTGTGCTTCTCTAAATGCTTGTACCAACATATCATAATCAATTCCATTGTTTATATTATTCGTTGTTGTGCCTGTTGAAGCATTAAGAAATTCACTTGTACTTGGTATTATATTTCCAAGTGTTATCTTTGGAATATCAGGTAGCTGTAAGCCGTTTTGTGCTAGCCAATTCATTGCATGAGTCTGTGAACGTACATAAGGTAGTATAGCACTTGCAACACCCGCTACAGCTCGATATACGCCGTTTGCAACACTAGCAACAATCTGATTATTATTCATTACAGCAGTATGATTTCTAATAGTACCTACAAGCTCTGGAATGCCATTCTCACGTGCCATAAAGAACTGTCCGCTTTTAGGTGTTCCACCGCTTGCATATCCTTCAACATTATGCCAACCACTTCCTGTATAAATACCACCTGATGCTTTTTTACGTACTGTCATCACATAATCAGATGGGCTAAAATACCCTGAAGCAAAAGCTTTTTTAACAGCAGGGTCTGAAAACTGCGCTTGTATTTTTAATATTTGTGTGTATGTTTTCTTTCCATTCTTAAATGTAGCAAAATACTTCTGCACACGATTCATTTCCTCTTTACCTGTCACTTTTACATTGAGTGTAGGTGATACTTTTGTTTTTCCTGTCTTATCAAGAGCGGCTTTCAATGCACCTACTGATTTGTAATTCTTATCTACAATACTCTTGTATTGTTTCCAAGAAATCTCACCTTTTTCAAGTGCCGTTTTTAATTCACTCATAATCTTTTTTTGGTCACTTGCTTTTATACCCATTTGTTTTAATGACTCTTTTAATTTATCATTAGTTTTTGCAAGAGTCGATGCTTTTACTTTTGCAAGCTCCATCAAATTATTAGCAGTTTTTATGGCTTCGTTATTCTTTTTTTCTTGTTCAGTTAAGGCGGCATATTTTAATCGGGCGTTAGTCAAAGCATTTGCAACTTCACCGGTTATCTTTAATTGTTTTTGATATGCTTCACTATTTTTGCCTTGCTGTTGTCCAATCTCTTGTAGTTTTTTATAGTGAGCATCAAACTTTGATTGAGCTTCGTCCATAGCGGTTTTTGCTTTTTTAATTGCTTCTGCAAGCTCTGATTTTTTATTATAAAGTGCTTCTGCTGATTGTTGTGCCACAATTGCTTTTGCTTGTCGTTTTTCTTGCTCTATTATACTCTTTAATTGTTTCTCATTAAGCTTTAATAAGCCTGTATTTTTATCGACATATTTACTTAACGTAGGATATTTTTCAATCAATTGTTCAGTACGCTTTTTAAGCGTTTCAGTCTCAACTGCGGTTAAATGTGTTTTCTTTGAAAGCTCTAAATAGTCTTTCAATATGTTCTTTATATTGCCTGATTTATCTGAAGGACTATCAATGTCTTTTAATGCTTTATTGAAGTTTTTAATAACTTTTTTTGCACCGTCAAGTGTCTTTTGTAATCCGTCAAGTGTTTTTGTGACATTTTCTACTTCACGTTTACCAATTTCATGTGCAACTTTTGATGCGTATTCACGTGCCTCTATTTCTTCATCAATCATTTTATTTATAGCATTTATAGCAACTCCTGCTACCACAGCTCCAGCGGCGGCTACTGCCGCAATCACAGGATGAGCTGTTATAGCCGCTTTCAATGTTGAACCAATTTTAGCAATAAGACCAGGTTTACCGCTTGCTACTCCCGCTCCAACTGCTTCAGCAACTCCTTCACCTGCTACTTGTGCGCCTGCAGTCACTGCACCTGTTGCGGCGGCTTGTGCAACTCCTTTACCGAGTATTTTACCGAAAAGTCCTTTCACTGTTGAAACCAATGGCGCAAATTTTTTGAATACAAATATTCCAGTAAATATAGCTAAAATGCCTTTACCTATTGCTTCTTCTACACTCTTTGGAGGCGATAAAAATATTGACTTAAATAGTCCCCAAAATGCTTTCGCCATTACACTAATGGCTTTACCAAGTATTCCAAGCCAATCAATATTACCAAGAAAATCTCCAATTGCTCTTCCAATTGCTTCCCAATCAAGTTTAGATAAAGCTGTTTCTATTGTGGTTAAAATTCCTTTAATTCCATCAGAAATAGTTTTACCCATCTTTGCCCAATCAATAGTCTTAAATGCTTTATTGATTCCGTTTGCAATTTTAGTACCAAGTGAAACCCAAGTATCAGCATTACTGAATATCTCATACATCAAGTCTACAAGACCATTTATAAGTCTACCAATGGCTTCTGCAAACTCCTCTATTTTAATATTCTTTATAGCCCAATTCAACCATTTTGATATTTCTTTTCCTATTTTTTTCCACTCTAATTTTTTAACAAATCCAAGAAACGTATCTATTGCGGCATTTACAATAGATACAAATGTCTTTGCTATATTACCAATCAATGTAGTACCGTTTTTATCTTTAGCTAATAAAGCACTCGATAAACCAGTTGCAATAAACTCTCCAAACTTATACCAAGGTACATTTTTAATGAAGTTTTGTATTCCAAGCAATACTGTATTAAGTGCTTGTCCTATAGCATTACCAATTGATTTTGCTAAACCTGGTGTCTTTATAAAACCTGCTATTAGAGTACCTAATGATTTACCTACTTTTTCTGCCGTAGTTTGTATTTTTTTCCATGGTATTTTATTAAGTGCATCACGTAACTTTTGCCCGATAATAGCACCTATCTCTGTAAAGTCTGCTTTCTTCCAAGCTTCTTTAATACGCTTTGCAAAGTCATTTACCCAATCAGGAATTGGTGCTTTCTCAAATTGCATTTCTCCAGCACCACCACCAGCTCCGCCTCCGCCACCAGCGCCTGAACCTCCTTTATTATCTTGGTCGATAATATTCAATTTATCATAATGACCTAATTGTTTTTGATTTTCTTCAAGTGCTTTTGTATTTGCTTTAGTTGCTTTTGTACTTTCATCTTGAGCATTTGCAAAGCTTGTTGTTCCTTTTTTAGCTTTGTATATAAACTTCTGACCTGTAAGTAGTGCAAAGAAACTTCCTACCACTTGCAATGCTTGACTAAACAAGTTGATAATAGTAGTTAATGCAGGTGCTAATGCTTGTAATAATGGCTGTACCATTGTACCTACACTACCTTTTAATTGTATGAATGAATTTTTAAGAGCTGATACTTGAGCATTTACTTCTGGAAACTGTGTTGCCATCGCTTTTAACGACTCTTTAGCCGCCGCTCGTATCTTTCTAAATAGCAAGTAAAATGAACGAATACCAAGTGCATATTTTAAGATATTTCTAAATCCTCTTTTGAATGATTTATCCATATCATTTGCGGTATCTTTTGCTTTGCCTTTTATCCTACTAAACAAACCTTTTATACCATTGAACATTTTGCCGCCAAGATTACGTATCTTTTTGAAAGCATTGCCAAAATGAGATGATATACTTGATGCCGCTTTCTTTGCACTATTACCTGCTGATTGATGACTAGCTCTCATTTGAGAACCTGTCTTTTGTGCTTGTTGTCCTGCTTGTGCTTCTTTTTCATATAGTAAATCAAGTTTTCGTCCTTGAAACTCTATCTCTTGTCCAAGCTTTGCATAAGCTTCTGTTTGTGTACCGGGTGTTGGTCCCATTCCTTTAGACCTTAATCTACCCATAGCTTCTTCTATTTTTTCAATTTTAGTAACTGTTTCATCGAACTCTTTATTAAGTGCTTCTATTTCTCCACGATATTTTACTTGTAATACTTCATTGCTATTAAGATGATTTAATCTACTTACTATTTCATCGGTTCTTGAACCGAGTTTATTCATTTCTTTTTCAAGTGCAGTATATTCTTTTGATTGAACAGTTGTAGCTCCAAGAGCCGCTTGTTTTTTCTGTAACTCTTGAATTCTTGCTATTGTACGGTCAATTTGTATTTGCAAGTTGCTGTCAGCACGTGTTGCTTTATCAACACCTTTAGCCATTTTATCTCCAGCTTCTTGAGATACATTACCTAGTTCTTTTTGTTTTGCAGTTACTCTCTCAACACTGCTTTCAGTACGCTTTAATGCACTATCATCTACTTCAGGTGTAATTGAAAATGAACGGGTGATTTTGGAAACGCCCGCTTTTAATTTATCAAAGATTTTATTTGAACTAGCGTCCATCGACTTTGCAACGCTGTTTGACATAGAAATACCAAGACTTTTTAACTGACTCTCTATACTCGATGTATCAAGTCCTACGGATAAACGAATATCACCATCTACTGATGCCGCCATTTTCCCACCTACTCTTCCTTATGCCAACTTTGCATTATAGCTTCAAACTCTTTGTCGGCTTCTAATTCTTCAACGGTTTTGTGATTCCACTCAAAATATCCTGGATTGTCACGTCTAAAATCTTTCTCATAATCCTCTAACTTTTTTCCCTTTAGTATCTTATCTCTTATACTTACAACCGTTGATAATACGCTTTCTCCTACACTTATATAATAACCCATAAATGTAAACCAGTGCATATATTCTACTGCTCTGATTTCTGTTTTTGCTACGTTATTTATTGCACTTACAATTATCTGCTCATCTTGTTCCCAATCAACAAGTTTTCTATTACTTTTTGCCCCTATTTCTTTTTGGTTACAATTAAAGAATTCATACATTTGATGTATTGCTTCTCTAAAAGATTCAGGGTCAAATAATATATCTAAATCCTCAAGACTATTTATATCTTCATAAAATATTATAAGTGCTGAAATAACACGCTCTTCCTCCGTTAAATCTACATCATTTAATGCTGAAAAACAGTCTATAACCATACGGTAGTCACCTTTGTTGGTTATACCGTATGGTCGACCGTTTATCATAATGGAGGTTGGCAAACTGAACATAGATTATTTCCTCTTTGTGTAACCTTTCGTATGTTTTGCTACGCCTGATTTGTTAATCTTTTTAGCTTCAGCAGTTATGTTAGCATCGTATGCTTGCACAAGTGCATTTATAACATATTCGTACTTGCACATTCCACCGTGTGGGTCAAACATAGTGCCATTAGGTACACAAACATCGGAAACTTTTGAATCAAAGATACCATCAATGATATTACGCATCTCTTTATCAAGTGACTTCAAATCTTTACCAAGCTTTACTTCATCAAAATCCTCACCTGAAACATTCTCCGACATTTTAATTGCCTTTTCCTGCAATCTCTCAAGTTTAGGATAAGACTCTGTAAGTCTGTTAAGAATACCCATATCTGACAAGTTAAGCTCTACAATTCTATTATTGTCACCGTCAATTCTAATACGCTGTTTACGTATTTCCGAGAGGTCAATATCTTTATCTACAACTACCTCTTCTACTTCTTCCGACTTTTCTACTTCTGTATCAATCGGCTTTTTCTCATCTGCCAACATAATTATTTCCTCCTTGTGTTTTCATCAACCACCAATGTTTACATCAGGTGTGAATGTAAAGTCATCAGTAAGCTTGTCAACCGTACCGTTTGTAATCTTGTTTGAGAAGAATACTGAAATCGGCATATTGACATTAGTATCACCACCAAGTGAATTATACTGAATAGTACAACCCTCATGCTTCTCTGCTTCGTAACCATTAGTAGCGTCACCTACATAAGCAGTGATGATATAAAGTGTAAACTGTGAAAGCTCTGAAAGTGCGTTACGCTTTCTAATATCGTTAAGCTTCGCACCAAGCTTTGAACCTCCAAGAATCATATACGGGTCGAAATCCTGTTGTGGCTGTGTCTTGTTTACATCTGTGTAATTGATACCAAGAATATCAGTAGAAGTATTGGTGTCTGTATTGTACTCAATACTTGAGTCCTCTGTTCTACGTCCAAGAATCTCACGTTCCTGTGTAGCACTCGAACCTGTGCCCTCGTTCCACTCTGCAACCGTGATAAGCAATTTACGCTCTGCTCTCTGATGCTCTGGAAGATTGAACTGATTTACTGCCATTTTTTTACCTTCCTTTCTTTTACTTCCAAATTACTTTGGAATTGTCAATGTATTTTATTTGTATAGACAAGGAATACTTTGCAAGTGCAGGCGTTACGGATGTATCTGTTCCGTTTAGATTAGGATTATCTGTAAGAACCTCCATGCTTTCAATCTCACACTCGGTTCCAAAGTTAGGATAGTTGCGACTATCTGCCTGCTCCTCAACCCAATCTATGATGGATTGTACTTCAGCCATTTCTTCTACATTCTCATCAGGATAACCAATCTCTTTAGCTACTGCTCTATAAGCTATTGATTTGTAATCAATGATTGTGAATGTAAATTGCTTTAATACTGCTCCATCTATAAAAGGCTTTTGTATTGCCTTGTCGTTCGCTGTTGTTACTATTTGTTTGTTATTGTCTTTGGCTTCAGAAAAGTTAAAATACAAGGGATTTGCTTGTACTTGTGGGCAGTTATTTAACCAATCTATTATAGCTTGATTCTTATCCATATAACTCTTTTGCCCTCCTTACAAGTATTGCTTTGACTTGTTGTGTGAATTGTTCACCTTTTTCTCGCATCATTGCTTTATCCCAAAATGCTGTTGCTTTAGGATGATAATCTTTTGTATGATTAAAGCCTTCACCGTAGTATTGATACCTACCATATGGTACGCCGTTTGGTCTATTGTCCAATTTATAAGAGCTTCCACCATATCTCACAAACTCTGCACTAACTTGTGCCATACCTGATTGTGAAAGTGGCCCTTCTAAAAATGGTACATATTCATCACACATTTTAGCGAATGTATTGTGAATTGCAAGCATTGTTTCTTCGTTTATAAGATTATCTACTTTTTTCTGTATAGCGTTTATGTTGAAATCTACTTTTACACTAAACATAATTAGATACCCTCTGCCACATAATGCTCTTGTCCACGTCCTCCACCTGTGTTATCTGCCGCACGGTCAACTTCCATACATCCTTGCAACGCTTTGTATTTTGCTATAATGTCTGTGCTTCGATGCCCTTTTACATACTCATCTATTTCATCATCAACTGCGCCTTTGATTATAATGTCTTTTTGACCAAGTGTAAAATAGCTTTCCTTCTTATCGTTTGGAAGTGCTAACCACTCTGCCTTATCCATATAGTTATCATCTTTACGAATACGACATATAATCTTATTGGTCTCAATTACAGTTTCACCAACTGTAACTTTGTCCTTTATATACTTCCAAAATGCTCCGTCAATAGTATGTTTATACCATCTTATGACGTTAGTTTGTGGGTCATCTACTCTGTTGTAAATTGTAATTGATGTGTCCCACCATTCAGGATAAATATTCATTGCTTATTCTCCCTTATACAATCCACGATATAATAAGTTTTGACCTAAACTATTCTTTGCACCTTGTAAGTACATTCTTACCGCTTGTTTCAGACTATCTTCAATGAGTTTTGAAGCATCACTTGCTGACAAAACATTATAACTAATTGATACTCCATCATTAGATTGACTTGCTACCGTAGCACCTACTCCACTTGTACCTGACTCTGTGCCAACTCCAGTGGTGTTTCTTTGGTCGTTTATTAAACGTATTAAGTAAAACATACACTTCTTGACTTTTTCAGGTATCTCTGTTTCATTTTCTAATCTGTTGAAAGTGTACCAATTTATTCTTGCTTCCGCCTCAAACGAAATATCATTGAAGGTGGTTTCATCTAACGTCCCTCCCATATCTTGATATTCGCTATACAAAAGATACATTGATTCCACCACCTTCCAATGACCAAGTCACTCATTTTTAGCTTTTGTAGTACGCTTCTTTGGTGTAGCGTCTGTCTCTGCTTTTTTAGCGACTGTTTTTGGTTTACTAGCCTCTGCCAATTTGTTCTCTAACTCTTTAATTTTTGCAAGATGTTCAACATAGGCTTGCTTCAGTACATTTACATCATTTGGAATTGTTGCTTGTGCAATACTTCCGTCCTCTGCAAGTACATCAAAACCCTTTGCTAAATACTCTTTTGCTTGCTCTTTAGGAACTCGTAAAATGACATTAGCTCGTTTAACCTTTACTTCTTCTTCCATAACAAACTCCTATCACTCATGCTCGGTGATGTTAAACTGAATTGCGTCACTCTTCTTGTTCAAAATAAATACATCCTCGAATGACTCCTCGTAATAGATGTACTTTCCTTCTGAACCAGCACTCGGTGCATCAAGTTTACTAAACTCGTATGATACCGGTGTGATTACTGCAAGAGGATGAATGAGCATCATGTTAATCTGGTCTGCTGACGGGTCAATTGCCCAATCACTTGTGAAGTCATAAGCTGTTTTCATAAGTGTTGCAGGAACCGGAATAACCTCAACTTCCTCAAGTCTGTTGATACGTCTATCAATCTTGTTCGGTCCAGACGTAATGTCCATTGAACGACTAATCTTCTCTGCGTTCTTGAGCATATAAGAAATCTCGTTAGTTACATACAAGATTCTGCCATTCGGTGGTACACGTCTGTTGTCCATCTCAAGCATAAGCTTATCAAATACAGAAAGAATATTCTCTGCTGTAAGCACTGTGGTATCTGCTGTATGAGCAACTCCTGTATCAGTATTAGTAGTTGCAAGCCAGTCTGTGTAAATCTTCGATACACAGTAAGCATCCATCTCGGGGAACTTATGCTCCTCATTGAATACCTGTGTAATATTAGCAATAGTTGTAACCATGTTAGTCTGGTCAATGTCTTTCGGATGAACAAGTGTTGACCACTTTCTCTCGTTTGTAAGAGTTTTCGGCTCCCAACTATTGTCAAAGTTACGTTGTGCAAGTGAAATACTATCACGATTAGCGTTTACACGACCTGTTGTTGAAATGCTCGGAATCTCGATTGTTTTTGCGTTAATCCAACGAAATCTTCCGTTGTTCGGTGTGCTATAAAGTTTTCCAAAATTAAGCACGTATGGGAACTTCTGTGAAAGTGCCCTACCATAATCTGTTGCATAGTTGAGTGCCTGCATACTTGTCGGCGGCACTCCGTTGTTTGCTGGTGCTGACATAAGTCTTACCTTCCTTTCTTTTAATCGTCACTTCTTACTCCTGCAAAATGAAAAGCATTTACAAACTCACTAGCCGCATCCGGTGTATAATCTTCTGCGCCTGGTGTAGTTGTTACGAATTGTGGCTTTGGTGCTTCATATACTGGTTCAGCAGGTTGCTCTACTTTGAACGCATCTTCATTTGCTTCAGCGTATTGTTTTGCAAAATCTTCTGCCCCAAAAATTGCTCCGTTATCCACTTTCAAATCTGCGTTAAGCATTGACTGAATAAAATCACGCTTTGCCGCATTACTTGTGAACTGTTTGTTGTTTGCAAACTCCTTTACAGCAAACTCATAAGCTTGTTTTTTAAGCTGTGCTTCATATGCTTTCTTGTCCTCTTTGTACTTATTATTCAAGCTATCAAAATCTGCTGTAAGCTGTGCAAGTTTATCTCCATCTACTCCCACCTCTTCAAGGCGTTTTTGCAACTCTGCAAGGTCTGTATCTCTTGTAGAAAGTGTACCATTAAGAGTTTCAATCTCACTTGCTTTTGCAGTGATTTCATCCTCGTACTTTTTCTTTGATACATACTTGCCTTCATTGAGGTCTGTAAACTTTGCTCCTGCTTCTTTTGCGGCTTCTACAAACTGCTCGTAATTAAGCACTCCATCTTCCGCATTGTCAAACAACTCCTTAATGTCCATAAGTATCTCCTTACATTCTTTTTACTGTGGTTGATTTGTAAATGCGCACTACCCACTTCTGCGCTTGAATGTGCCTTTGTTTATCTGACTTTAGGCTAGTCGAAATTATATGATAAAATGCTTGTTGGCATTGTTATCCTTAAATATCTGAAGCATCATCTAATTCTTTATTATACTTCTTTGTACTAATACCAAGCAATGCTCCTAAAAGCGTGTCTATTGCCGCTATTGTACCTACTATCTGCTCTCCGTATGGAAGTCCCCATATAGACGAAAGTGCGAAATAGAATGCCCCAAGTGCTGGCAGTGCTACCAATGCGATATACTTCAATACATTGTAAACTTTGTTACTCATTCTCATTGTATCTCACCTCCTACTCTTCGTCATTATATTGTTTACGAATTCTTACAAGATTTTTTATGATATATTCTACATAATCATAAACGTCTTTCTTAAACTTCTCTGACCGTAACTCTTTTTTCTCGGTGTAGGATAAAAGTAAATTCCATATAAGCTCTTGCTTTAATTCTATATATGATTTTTTATCCTCTATGTGGTTCAAATCAATCCAATCATTTATCTCATTTAAGCATTTTTCGAGAATAAACATTCCTCTAAATTCGTTATAATCATCATGCTTCGGTATTTTACGATTAAAAGCACTTACTGCTATTTTAACCCAATCTTTTTGATGTTTTATTATTTGATGCACCCTATCACTTGCATCAATGCCTACTTGTAATTTTGTTGTCTTTATTTTTACAAGTCCATGTCTTGCGCCTATTATTAGTAAGACAATTATAATTACAATCAGAATGGCTATAATCCAACCATTATCTGATTGAAGTGACTCTGCTACTTTATCCATTTTTTCCCACCCATTATATTATACAACATTTTACCATAAAAGTAAAGTGTTTTTATCATTTTTCTATGCTTTTTATATCATAATTTTCTGTGTCTAATTCAATTACAATACTACCAGTTACCGCTATTTTAGCAACCTCATTTCCTTCTTTGTCTGTGATAACATACTCTGTCATTTTAAGCTCCTTTCTTCATCGAAACTCGTCTATATCCTGATACTGTCATTTTGGATTTCTTCATTCCAAGTCCACACGCTTTGCTGAATTGCTCATATTGATTTCTATATCTATCTACTCTTGCTTGATACCATTGAGCTAATTCTGTATTGCCTGCTTCTTTCGCCGCCATAACACCATCTTTCATATAGCGTACTTTTGTTTCTAACTGTCTTTGATACTGCGTACAATCATACATGGTCATATGCTTGCCTTTAGCGTTTGTATATCCTTCGTGATTACGCTCTATAATAGCTTGTAATTGCTCTTTTGTATAGTTAGGCTTATTTACCCCTATGATAATACTATACATAAAATGGCGGCAATTTAACGTGCCTATTGCACGTTCTATGGCTTCGTACTGCACTCCATCTACATCTTCAAAGTCCTCTGCGCTTTGCATTTTCTCAAACTCTTCATTGCTATAAATATGACCTTGTAGATGTTCGTGGTCTAATGCAGGATTCATATGTACTGACATTTCTTTACCGTTTGCTCCAAATTGTTGTCCTACTATATCCTGCATACCTTGATTCATAGCTCTTACGCCATCAAGTATATTTCTTCTTACTGCGCTATCCATTCTTTGTGTATAGCTTCTACCACTTTCGGGATTATATTCTATTCTACGTAACCCACTATCGACAAGCTCTTTTATAGTATTTCTCATTGCTGTATTGTAGTCTACTGTACCTTGTGATGTAGCTTGTATTGCTCTATCTACTACTTGCTGATATGTCTTTGAAATACTTGTCATTTTTAGCTTGTTTGTTTGTGAATCACGTATCATAAAACCTTGTGCTTTTGATATGTTTTTATACTGTAATGCTGTTTGATTTGCCATAACATTTACATAGCGCAATAATTGTTTGTTTTGTGCAAACGGTATAAATGGTTTATGTCTATAATCATAAAATGGTCTTGTGTCTGCATAATCTAGCATTGCTACTGTTCTTATCATGCTTTTTATATCTTGTATATTAAGTCCTGTGAGCCTTGCTATTTCTGCATTTATTGCTCTTGCATCTGCCCCCATTTTATATAGACTTTCTAACTTGTGTAAATCAGAAACTTTTACCTCACCTATCTCTTTAATACGTTGCGCTATTTTACCAATAACAAAATTATTGATTTCATATTGACGCTCTAATATGGGTTGTATATATCTTTCAAGTTCTGATTCACTTATCATCCCCCACCTCCATCAAGAAGTTTGCCAATCATCGGTTGATTTGGTGTAGCGTAATTGAATAGTATATTGCTCTGCTCTATTTCTGTTTTTAGTAGTCATATGTAACACATTATTGTATATATATGAATATACACCTACTTGTTTACCTGCATCTGTAATTAAATAGTTAATCTCGGCAATTCCTTCACTATTATCGCCAAAAGTACCTCTCATTTGTACTACCCTTTCAATAGATAGTGAAGTAATATTCATCACTTCAAAATCACTATCTTGTGCCGCAGGTGTAATACCATTTATCTCCTTCTCATACACAGGTTTCCTCTTCCACACACCGTCAATTTCTTCTTCCCACCAAGCCACTTGATGTTCTCTTGGAGTATATACATTAAATGCGTTTATTTCTGCATCTGATAGGGTGGCTTTGACACAGATAAGGAATGATGTGTTGGTCGGACGAGTGGTTGCCTTTTGCCCACCCAAATCAGTTTGTGGGGATGCTAAATAATTTCTCGAATTTCCACTCACTACTTTATCATAGTTTTGGGCTGAGCCATCAGTTTTTACTGAATACAAATATCCTGATTCACTTATGGGGTTAATATATGACGCATCTTGATGCACACCAACATTAGCGCCATTGCCTTGATTAGTATGACTATTAGTACCACTACCTCTCAAAAACTCTCCTTGCAAGTCAGGTACGGCAAACGTAGTAGTGCCATCTCCACCATAGAAATTTGCTGAACCGTGAACGCTTGCATAGTATGTAGCCAATTCAGGATAGTCTGCTATGTTATATGTACTTCCGTCACAAGCAAGCCAACCAAGAGGGGCAACTGTTGCGTCAAAGAAGTTTATTGTACCAATCGGTGCAAATCCTCCTCCTGCCCCAATCAAGGGAAGTTTCATATTATCGGATATATATTTAACTATTTCACTTGTTTGTGAATCGTTTATATATTTCTTTGACATTTATGTTTTCTCCTTTCTTATACAGGTTGCCATTGGTCGGTTGTTTTGGTGTAACGAACTATAACAATAGTTTTTGACGATGCCGTAGTAGAACCAAAATACACCTTAATTTCACCGTTTGGATTAAATGCCGTGTAAGAAGCATAGGTGGTTTCGCTTGTATTTCTTCCAACAGCCGTCAAATCCAAAGACGCACCAACAGTGGCAAAATCTCCGTTATTGTTTATATAAAAACCGTCATGGATAAACCTTGTATCTGTATTCTCAACTGTGCCTACCGTTATTGATGTACTTCCTGTTGTTGGAGTATTATATACTAACCTTTTCTCATACACAGGTTTCTTCTTCTTAACCCCGTCTATCGTTTCTCTCCACTCGCCAACAACGTGTTCATCTTCATCGTATATCTCATACGGCACGATATTCACATTAGCTGTATTGCTCGGATGAAACCTCTCTTTTATTGCGTTTATATCGGAGGTCGTTGCCAACTCTGGCACATCATCTTTTAATGCTAAATTTACTCTTGATAACATTTATATACACCTCCTTCTTTTATATACAAAATGCAGGAATACACCCGTTTCGTCCTGTGTAACCACCTGCCCATTGTTGCTGTCCTTGTGGATTAACAAATTGTGGATAAACCAATCCTGTGCCTGCTGATGGATTGCCCGATTCGTTGCATAACCACCACGCAACCGTACCACCACCAGAGCCAATTTTAATTCGCTTGACATCTGAATCATAGTACGAATACCCACCGTATGCTTCTTCTCTACTCAATACATATATCTCATCATACAGTGTAGTGTTTCCGAATGTTCTTTGAACACTTTTAATTCTTGATACCATAGCACTAGGCATAGCATCTTTGAAATTATCGTTTAACCATGCTCTTAATTTCAAGTTTTCCCAACCATATCCACTACTTATTGCGGCTCTATCATCCATACCAATATTTCCGAAGTTGTACTTTGAATGTAAACACAATAACGCTTTTGTTCTCTCTGATGTTGGTGTTTCAAGCGTATTTTTATTGAAATCAACAATCATCATTTGCAAAGTCACATCGCCCATTTGTCCGGGCATAAGCGGTTGTTTGTAAGGAATAGTATCAACGTACATATCCCTTGTGTCACCAATACTCCAAACTTGTTGAATATCTGATAGTGATAATGCACCAGCATAATAACGCTTTAATGTTTCATCAATCTCTATATCTGTTGCTGTTGCAAACGGTTTGATTTCGAAGCCATCTTCGTACATTATATACACGTTTGTCGGCTTGAATGTTGTCGGATTTACCTCTACTTCTATTTTTTGAATAGTATCAGATGAAAAACTCTGCACAGGAATTTCATGCCACGCATATTTAGGTGCTTCTATAGAAGATATTTCAAAACCAGTGTTATTCCCACTACCAACAGATAAATGAAATGACAAATATATTTCAGATACGTTATATTGAGTTAAGTCAATTTCTTCAACAACTGTATCTCCTATTATCATTGAATTCCAACTACTAGAAACGTATAAATCTTTTCCGCCAACTGTACTACCTAACTCTGTTCGCATATCATTTACACTTGTTCCAAAAATGCGTTCTTTTGTTATCTTCAAAACGCCTACGTTCATAATCGGAACTAAATATTTTATATATGTGTCTCCGAGTTGGATTGTCTGCATATTAAGTTTGTTTGCGGATATAGTATAGTTTCTACTATCTCCCGTTCCTTCATAATCAGAAACATCACCTATACATTCTTTTGTTTCGTAACCACCCTTATACGAATATCCTTGCGTGTAATTGCTGTTTGTTTGTCCGATATATTGAACAACCTTATCAATATATGTCGCACTTGCCTCTGGCATCGTAGAATAGCGGAACTTATCTTCTTTATCACTTCCACTTCCACCACCTTCTTGAACAGGCTGTGCTTCCCATGCATATGTTTCTGGGTCTGTTCCTTTTGCAACGCATTTGTAGAAGTAGCCGTTGGTGTAATCTTGCGTTGTTTCTCCTGTATACTGAATAATCTGCCCTACGTTTGTTGATGATGCGGTGGGCATTGTAGAGAATCGGAATATGGATTCTTTTTCTTTTATGTCACTTGCAAATTCTGTTAATACAGTTTCCGCATCTCCGTATGCTACAAAATTTTTATTGCTCATTGTAATTCTCCTTATCAGTTAAGAAGTGCAATAAGTGCATTTACCTGTGCTGTTGTTAATGAACTCGGCTCTGCTTCGCTAATAAGTTCATCAACTGTTTTTTCATCTACATCAGCACTGCTCCAAGCACCTGCGGCATGGTCTGCTTTGAACTTATAAAGTTTGCCATTGTAAATAACTACATCGCCTGTGTTGTATGCTGTTGCTGTGCTAAACTCATCAGCAATCATATCATAAATACCACTAATATCTACTGACGTACTAAACAAGTTGAACTTTACAACAACAGTTTTTGCATAGTATGTTTTTCCACTTTCAACTTCTGTATCTTCACTCAATACATACTTGCCATCTACAATCTCGTACCAACCTTCACTTGATGGATTGTCACCTGCTTCCGGTGTTACTTCTGCATATGTTGACATATCTGCTACAATAACATCCGTACCCGGTTCGCACTCAATTCCTGCGCCCTCTACGAAACGTGAATCTGTTGTAAAAGCGTCTGTTACGTTGTAAACATAACCTGCCATTGTAGTTGTCAGCACTTCTGGCAAGTTTGCAAACGTGCTATTTCCTCTGAAATTAAAAGCACTATCGCCACCACCTGCGGCTTCCTTAATCTTGTTTGAAATTGCTGTCATCAACGCTGTTTGATTTTCATAACTTGTAAAGTTTCCCATTGTTATTTCTCCTTTCATAATAACGCTATAAGCGTATTTATCTGTGCTGGTGTTAGTGGTTCATCATGTCCCTCTACTGTTGGTATTTCAATAGGGTCTGATTCTGTATCATCGTCATACGTTATAACGATTTCTGCTTTATCCGGGTCAGGTGCGTCAATTGATTTTATTCCTTTTCCGGTATCGCCTTTGTCGCCCTTATCACCTTTTGCACCATCTGCTCCGTCCTTGCCATCTTTACCGTCTGCGCCGGTATCACCTTTTGGTCCTTGTGGTCCGGTAGCACCTGTTTCACCTTTTGGTCCTTGTGGTCCATCATACAAATATGATGTAGAACTGTGAATTACTTGTTCCTCATCATAATATTCTGATGTTAATTGTACTCCATCATCTTGCTGTGTTCTTTGTAATGTCAACTGCGCATTTTTACCTTTTACTGCGCCCATTCCCTCTGCTGTTTGTTTTGTATATGTTTTAGCGGCACCAAGTGCTTGTTCTGCTGTTATTGACATAGTTAATCACCCCAATCCCATGTACCATCTGATTTCAGCATTCCAAGTTCTTGACCTGCTGTAAACACAGTAGTTCCAAAATCTAATTTATCTTGATATTCTGTAGGCAACCCTTGTATTTGCATACCTGGTTTAATATCATCTCTACTATCTGCAATAAGTGAGCATTTTACTTTGCCATCACTATTTATTACAAATCCACTGTCAACTTTTACCATAAAAATACACCTCCTCACTACTTATAATTATAATACATATCTACCAAAAAGTAAAGTGTTTTCTACGATTTTTGTGTGTTTTCTTTACTTTTTTTTGTCATTATTATTGTTATTACTTTTCGGTTGTCCACCACCGAATTGTTGTTGCATATTAAATTGATTTGACTGCATTGCTAAATCATCTTCCATTTGTTGTTTATTTTCATCATCTACTGCAAGTAATGCTTCTTGAGCCTGTCTTTCTGTTTCTCCAAAATACCATTGTCTTACTTCTGACTTGCTCATAAGTCCATTTTGTAACAATAACATTTTCTTATTCAGCTCTTCATCAATATCAACTAATATTGAATCATCCCATTGATAACTTACATCATATTCTCCATCGGGTGTTATTTGATACAAATCACAATAGGCGTTCATTATAAACACTACATCATCAAGTGTTCTTTCTAGTGTTGATTGTATGTCTTTATTTGCTTGATATGAGCGTTGTTTAAGTATCTTTAACTCTGTAGCAGTCTTTGCTACTTCTGAAGCATCTGAAAGCGTTCCACGACTTATACAACATACGTCCTCTATACGCATTAGAATTGTATTTAAGCCTTCGATATAGTTACTATCTCTCAACTGTGGTGCATATGGGTTATATGTATCACTTTCACCAAGGTCGACTGTTCTATAAAGTCTATTTTGTAGCATTGACAGTTTACTGCCTTCATTGGTTACGAACTCAAGCGCATCACGGTCAATATCTATTGCCATTTGTCCACCCTCGTATTCCCAAAGCAATGTGCTATATTGTATATCTGCATCTTTTATCAATGCTGTAGCACGGCTAAAACCGCTTACACCGAGTGGAGACATAGTATCTATAGTATTTGCTTCAGGCATCTTAAAATAAGCGAATAACGGCTTTTCAATAGGTGCTATCTTTGTACTTTGTGCAAGGTCTTTCCACTCTGGTACTTCTCCAAGGTTTACTTCTTGCCCTAAATCAACTCCACTCAAGTCTGCACTAACTCCTGAAGTAGTTGACTTAAATGCCTTATTCTTTACAATAACGCTATTATTCTCCCACTTGTGATACTCAAGTTTTCTATATGTCACATCTCCTTGCACCTTTGTTTCTAAAAATGCGGCTTCTGTTATCTCACCACTTGCATTAAATGCTAATGGGTAAAAACAATCAGCTTGTATATAGTCAAACTCCATATCATATGCTACAATTTCTTTGCCTTTAGCGTCTTTTGTTTTCTTTACTACTACATACGGCTTTATTACAAGTCCACCTTTTGCTATTCCATACTCAAGTTGTTTACGCAAATCCCTCAAGAGCTTTTCTTTTTGCTCCTCAAGATACTCTGCTCTTTTTGTGTTTGTCTTTGGCTTATCTTCTGTAATAAACTCTGGTTGTGATGAAGGTATTACATTACCAAAAAAGTCTGTTTTTGGTTCAGGGTCATAATCAGGATTTTTTACTTCCACTTCTTTTGTTGGAGTTGTTATTTCCATCTCAAACTCAAGTAGTGCTGTCCTTGCTTTCTCACTTGCTATCATAGCAGGAAGTCCAAGTGATGTTACCCTACTACTATCAAAGTCTGTTGCTTCGTGTAACCATGGGCTTTCGTTTTTATACATCAAGTTCCATAGTGTTATAGCACTTTCCATCTGTGATGAAATACATGGTGCTACATTCAATGTTCTTTCAATAGTTCTTGCGCCAAACATATTTTCTATCATCTCCTTCAGTTTATCTCTTATTGTACTAAATGCTGACATTATATCAACTCCTTAATTTCCTTTCCTATTTGCATGCTTTTCTAGGGCATATCTTACTGCATCGATAGAATGGTTATCTTCGTCAGGATATGCACTTATGAAGTTGCCATCTTTGTCTTGCTCAAACTCATAATTCACAAACTCTTTATAGGTCAACGGGCATCGTCTTTTGTCTATGTAAATATGCCTTAATCCCTGCAACCATTTTATCCCGTATCTAACACTATCTGGTCCTTTGTCTGCTGGTCGTATAAACGCTCCATATGCCTTAAAGTCTGCTATACTCTTTGGCTCTGCACTATCTGCTATTACCAAATCACTCTTTTTTATCAGCTTCTTTTCTTCATACAACTCCTTGAATACTTCTTCATTTCTTGAGCCGTGTGTATCGTATTCATCAAATATATATAAGTCTAAATGCTTCTTGTCAAAGTGAGTTTTTACAAACCTAAATGGGTCTACTGCAAATCCCCAATCTATGCCGTTGTATATGTGGTCAAATGTTTCTACCATTGGTACTTGTGCTATTATATTTCCATAATCATCATAGCGTGGTACTAATTGATTCATATCCAAATCTTCAACATTTGGAAATACATCTCCACCTGTACCTATTGCTTGACCTAAATACTCGTGTATATATGCTCGTTCATTTATCTCTTTGAGATAATTTGCTTCTTCTATGAACTGCTCTCCGAGCCAATCCTCTGGTACATCTAAATAGGTATTTCGTACCACTAATGTATCGTCTTGTCTGTGTATCTCACAATCTTCAACATATTCATTAGCCCAATTATTCTTACTAATTGGTGGGTTAAATGTTCTGAAGTCCCAAAACTTTTCTCCACCACGCATTGTTGACTGTGTTACAGTACGCAATTCATTTTCGCCTGCGTATTGGTCTAACTCCTCAAACCATGTTACACCTACGTAGCCAAACGGTAGCTTCAAAGACTTTGTTTTCATAGGGTCATCTAGTCCCATGAATCTTATCTGCTGACCGGTTGGCTTATATACGATAGGTGTGGAATATGTTTTTGGAATATGGAATAAACTCTCTACACCTAATTGATATATCCCCCATTCTACCTGTGGAAATATACTTGTTTGTATTGTATTTGCTATCTTTCTAAAACATATTGCATGAACTGTTGGATTTGTCATTATTAGTAGTGGTATTGCTATACCTCCTACGAATGATGACTTTGTGCTTCCACGCCCTCCAGGAAATGTATAATGTGTATGTTTATGCTCTAGTATATCTTGCAATACATCATCATACATTGGTATTATACAATCTTTGATTGATATATTTATCCCGTTCATTAGCTATTTCCTATCACATCACACATTTTATTTGCTGACTCTATTCCATAAATGCCATCCACTTCAATCGTAAATGTGCGCTGAAAAGCTCTTAACTTCTCGAATGTATTTACACCAAAAACTCCATCAACTTTAAGCTTTGGTATTTGTTTACCATGTATATCAAACAATCTACACTCATTCAGATTCTTTTGTAATAATTTTACTTCGCTTCCTTTATCGCCTTTTCTCAATGTCGGCATTGCTATTGAGTGCTTTTTTGGTTTGCTCTTGTCTATCTTATATACATACTCTACATGACCTATTTGTAATGGTCTACTAGGGTCATTACCAACAAATAAAAGACAATCACCTACCTTGAGCTTTTCAAGGTTTGTGATATGTCCATTTTTAATCTTTACCTTTACTGTCTCAAATAAGCTTGAGCTATGTATGCCTGCTGTATTTAATAGTGGTACACTATAACCTATCTTCTTAAATGTTGCCATTCCACTACTACTGCAATCACTGTAATATTTACCATCTTTGTATGCACTATATACATACTGTCTTTTATCTTGACTATAAATATTTCTTCCTAAAATTGTATGATATGTATCAACAAATCTTTTTCTGCTATTGTCTGTCAATGCTTTTAATCTACGCACTTCTATAATACCTTTATGCTTACCATTTTTTGCAAGTTGATTATATCTTTGAGTGCAGTATGACTCAAGATTTTTCAATGATGGATGTGCGCTACCATGTCCGCATATTGTAATGTTCTTTTCTTTAACTCCCATTATATGCCTCCTTTTCTATACGCTCTCTTTTGTATGTATTCTGGTATAACTATATTTTCTCGCTTTATTGCCCCTTGTTGGTAAAATGGGCACTCACCTTTTTTACATAACATTTCTTTTAGCACTTTACATCTTATTGGATTTATATATTGTGTGCAATCTACCTTTATCGTTTCCAATCTACTTTTATCTCCACTTGAGCGTCTGCTTTTCCTGCCGCTCTATTTTCTATATCTACTGTTCTTTTTGCCAACTCCACCAAAGCTTTGATTCTGTCACTCGCACCAATATCAAGTCCAAATTGGTCTTTCTCTTCACCACGTGCTATTGCGCTGAAGTGTTCCATTACTTCTTGAGCTGTCATGATGCTTGGTTTTTCGAGTTTTTCATAAAGCCTGGCAATTTCTTGCTGTATTTTAACTTTCTTTAGCATACGATTTGCCGTCACACTCGCCGATTCCGTTGTAGTACATTTATATCCAGCTCTTCGTATCGCTTCTGCTCCATTATTGCTATCTTCTACATAATATCTGCAAAATGCTTTTTCTTTTGGTGTGAGTTTTTGTGATTTTGTATTTGCCATGTTATACTCACTCCTTTACTTATTTTGACTCCTGCCACAATTTTTTTATAAATGATTTTCCCTGAGGTGTTCCACAACTTTCTATAATTGTATTTACCTCTTTTTCTGTCATTGTGGATAATGCTTTTTTCTTTGCTTCTTTTGTTGTGTATTTGTCTTGAAAAGTAAATATATCCATATCTATCATCTCCTTCCTGTTCCGCCTGTTTTTATCTCGACTTGATTTTTCCAATCCCATATTGATATCTGATTGTTCTTTCTTGCATACTCTTCTGCTTGTTTTCTATTATTGCAATGAAAAGATATTTCTGGTGTTCCTTCAAACTTTCCACCATATGTTTTTCCATTTGATGACAATGCTAAACATTCATTTACTTTTGCGGCATACTCTTTTGGTGTGTAGTTATCTCCTATCTGACAAAATGTCACTTGATAACCATTATCAAACTCAACTGTTTTTAAGTTTGATATATCATATGTATTATAATCAGGATATTTATCTTTAGATAATTCTTTAACTATATCTTGATGTTCTTTTTGTGTTCTTTCAGTTGCCTTTTGTATTTGTGTATTATTCGTTTCGTTTAGTCTTTCTTTTTCTTTCTCATTTTGTGCTATTTGCTTTTCTTTTGTGTTTGCATCTTTAGAAAGTGCTTTACTTATTGCATCTTCTTTACTTTCTCCTGCGCCAATTGGTATGTGTCTACCATTGACTGTTATCCAACTTTCAGGCTCTTTTGTAGCCATTACTTGTCACCCCTCTTTGCTGTTATCTTATCAGCGGCATCAGTATATTTTTGTATTTGATATTTATCAAGTAAGAACTCTTGTCCTGATTTACTGATTCTTTCCCATGATTCTGCGTTTACAATCTTCAATGGTTTCTTTCCTTGTTGTTGCCCTACTAATCTCAAGTTTCTTCCTGCATTGTCATATACTTTGCATGAATGAAACTTATCTTGTAACTGTGTTATAGCATTATAGACTTTTCTATGTGCGCCTGTCAATTGTGATAATGGAACTAATCTACCTGACTTCTCATATCTATCAAGTGAATTTTGACTTACTGTTTTCCAATCACTGCATATATAACACATCTCTGTTTTATAGCCATATTTTTCAGCTAATGATATTTTTGATAATGTACTTGGTACACTTGTTGCTGTTCCATCGTATAGTGTTGGATAATTGTTCTGCAATGATGTGGAATATATTTGTTTTGCTAATGCGCTAGACTCTTCATGATAATAACCGCTTAAACGATTATCCAACTTTCCTTCACCATCTTTATCTACATGACCATCAGCTTTTGCAAGACTTTTCTTTATCTCATCGGGGTCTATCTTTAATGGGTTTTTATCTTGTGAATAAAACTTGCCTACATTACTTTCATTTGTATCTCTATCATTACCAGAGAATGTTCCTTTACCACTTGCACCACCACCTCCTGTAAACATGACAACTTTTTCTTCTCCCGGTGCATATGGTTGATGTCCTTTGAAATAGCTCTCTATTATTTGTCTATGCAATTCAAGTCTTTCCGCTGACAACTCACCATTAGATTTTAGATGGTCAGCAAGTGAATCAGTTTTCTTTTCTCCTGCTTCAGATGTATTGAGTTTATCAATAGACTTACCATTAAATGTCAAACTACCATTTTGTATGCCTATATTTGCTTTTGATAACTTTGCATCACGATACGCATCATTTGCTTTAAGTCGTTTAGCTTCAGCTTCATTACGTTTGATAGAATTATCTTTATCACCAAACGCTTTTTTGATTGCATCTTCTTTTGATTCACCTTCTCCTAATGGTATATGCTTACCATGAGCTGTAAACCATCCAACTATTTCACCCATTACTTTACTCCCTTATAGTCTCTATATGCCGCCTCATAAACACTTAACAGATAAAGCTTGTACTCTGCATTGTTATTAAAGCTTGATGCGCTTCGCTTTTTACGTCTATTAGAGACATCATCTTGTGCAATAATGCCTATACGCTCTTGTCTTTCAATGTCTACATGCTCGTCATCTTCTGCACTAAACTTAACATCATCAAGACCCTGCTCGTAATAGTTTAATTGCTCCTTCGTTAGTCTATTAGCCATATCTGTCGCCTCCTTTCGTATGTATTGTGAGAATTTTGCACACTCTCTCACAAACATAGTATAACATATTCAACTTGATTTGTCAAGTTTTCTGCTATTATAAAATGCTTTTGCCTTATTCCATTCTTCATTATCTGTTGGTATTTCCCATCCGTTTAGCTCATACCAATAATCACGTAAGAAAAGAACTATCTGAACATCTGATGGTGAACTAAATACTTCGATATTCTTATACTTTTGCTTATCATCGTCCCATATTGCTTTTTTGATTATGATTAGCTCTATTGTCTTATCATTTGTAGAACTAACAAATTGAGTTTTATTTACAAGTAGCTTTTCACCATATTTTTCATTTATTGCTCTTTGAAGTTTTTTGATTTGTGGTCCATATTTCTTTGCCATTATCTTCCACGCCTTCTTCCGCCTTTACGTCTAGCACCTCTTCTTCTAATCGTTGTTGTTCTCTTTATTGTCTGACGTGCCATTATAATCACCCCCTACTAAATAGCTACTGTCACCTTCATTTTCTTGATGTATCTCTTCTGTAGTTGTTGCATCTACAGGTAAACTTACATACCACATAAAACCAAAAATGGTAGCAATCTCTAATGCTACCATAATTAGAAAGCAAATAAACCAGCGTTTTGCACTGGCTTTTACTTCTCTTAATAATTCCATTGCTAATGGTTGTTCTTCCATGATATATTCCTTTCAAGGAGTGGCGGTTTATTTCTTACATACTAGGCACTTATTCGCCGCTATCCCTATGCCCTTGATGCAAGAGGGACTAACATTTGATACTAAACACCATATTTATTATAATACATATTTGTCCAAAAGTAAACAGTTTTTTTGAATTTTTTGCATTTTTCTTTGATTTCTCCCAACATACTTTACCAAAACCTCTTGCCCTATTCTCAAAAGTCTTTAGCTTTCTGCCACATCTTAAACAACGGTCATACTCTTTTGGTATATTATTATCACACATTTCTTCAAGTGTGTTCAACTCAAATGTCTTTCTCATTATATCGGCTCTACCTCCTCATTCATTTCAAAATGATATACATCATACTTATATTTTCGCTTTGCTTCTACTGCCAATACTACATTCTTTCTTGTAGTAAATAGTTTATATAATCCTTCATAATAACCATCTAGTCCTGCTTCCTTTACTACTTCATATATAGTATTGTTTAGCTTGAACTTATCTCCTTCTTTTAATGTTTCTAATAATACTTTTCTTTTCATATTACTTCCTCCTTATATGCTTCAGATAGGGATTTGCACCCTACATACTTTCGACAACACAGTCTACTTGCCAACCGAAGTTAAAGCGTCTACCTATTCCGCCACTGAAACACTCATTTTATCGACAAATGAATAACGCCAGTTTTTCACGTTCAACCCACTCTGTATCGCTTTGTGAACGAACTGTCCGGCTAATGGACAACTTGCTTAACTGGAAAGCCCCAGCGGTAGGTGGAATCGAACCACCACTAACGAAGTCAAAGTCCGTTGCCTTACCATTTGGCTATACCGCTACTATGAATTATCTTCTGCTTGTGGCATACATAGGATAAGCAACCCAACACAAGAAATTATCTTGCTTTGCAATTTTATCTACTTTATTCATGCCATAGACTATCTGCTCTTTTACATAACTTCTAGTTACATCTCCTGCTTTGTTTTTTACTACTTCATCTGTGTAAACTTTGTACTTCATTGTTCTCCTCACTTTCTCCATCTACGATGGTTTTCTCTCTTACATTTACAACGTTCTGGCATCCGCATTTTGGACAATCAAAGCATTCGTAAAATATCGTCCCTTTTCCTGATAACACTCCTGCAAGCCCCTCAGTCTTTTTTATTACGTCATACCGTTTGTCTGCCTGCAACTTGAATCGTTTTCCACATACTTTACATTTCATTTCTCCGCCTCACTTTCCATCTTCTATAGTTTAACTTATATGCTCTGAAACATAACAGTCTGCTGTATCATCAAGAAATGCTAATATCAAATCTTCCTCTGGTCTATCAAATTCAATATCATTATGACTTGTCAACCATTCTTTTTGATAATCTCGAAAATCATTTATCAGCGACTTAATAAGTAATTCGAGTGTTGGCTCTTTCATTTCTTATTCTCACTTTCTGCTTTATCAACTATCACCACGCCATATCCTGAATGTGTCTCACTCCATACCAACTCGTTATCCGTTTCAAGCAAAGTCATAACTGCTTTTGCTATTTTTGCTTTAACTGGATAAGTCTTTACTGTTTCGCCGTCATCAACATATATTGTCATTCTTTATACCCTCACTTTCTACCTTGTTCTCTTTCAACGGACATTTTGGATGTGCTTCTTTTCGCCAAGGTTGCACCCCTCGTATCTCTTTTGGTAGGATTTTACACCATGAACGAGAAGATACATAACCAACCGGTACAGTTTTACAATGTTTACAATCACGACAAAGTATCATCTATTCTTCATCCTCACTTTCTGCATTATCTGCTTCGATAATTGTTGGTGTTGCTTCAAGCAAACTATATACATCATATGTTTGAATATGATTCAAAAGAGGAGATGTAATATGTTCAAATCTCTTGTCTGCTAATTTTTCAAATTCATCTGCATCAATCAACCGACCATGTTCTTTAGGAAGTGGTGTGCCATAGTATATTGCTTTGCCAAAATCGTAATAGCAACCACCTACTTTTTTAACATCTTCATACTCGTCATCGGATATATCAATCACTATCTTCATCTTCAATCTCCCTTAATTTTTGCCATAATTGTTTATTGTTCAATACGTCCTGCTTAAGTTGGATGAAATTGCTACTATATACTTCTACTTCTGAACCTGTCGGTATTTCCGACATCTTCACATCGCATTCTCTGTTTGCTGACGGTAAGTCCTCAATAATCCTCTGTAAATCCTCTGATGTATATGTTGTTCCGTGTCCGATTGCGTCTAACATATCTGTTCGACTGATACAATCTTGTTCTAATGCATTGATTGCCATGTCGAGTGCTGTTATCAATCTGCCATCGGGAGTATCTCTGTCAAGGCTCTCTATCCATTCTTCAGGCATATATAACGCCTTGTCTTCTTCAAGTTCCTTGATTGCTTCTTCTCGTGTCATTTTCTACCTCACTTTCTGCTAGTTCTGCAAAGATAACAGCTCGTTCTATGTCAAAATGATTCTTTAGCCATTCGACATTATATGCTACTATTTCTGCTGTTCTGTATTTCAATGCCTTTTTAGGAACTTTGATATATTCATCCTCACAGGATACTTGCTCTAATGCTTTGATTGCATCTGCTATCTTCGCCATATCAACATCACTTTTTACTGATTGTGCAATAAATTCTATTGCTTCTTCTCTTGTCATCCAACTGCTCCTTCCTCACAATACTCTCTGATTATTTCAATCACTTGCTCAATACAAGCTGTCTTTTCAGGTGTAGGAGCCACCGTTTTCTTGCAGATTTCTTCAATCAATCCTTCAACGGATTTGAGAGGACAATCATCATAACAAGGGTTTCTGCTATCCTCATAAATCTTGGCTTTGCAATATTTCCCGTCAGGCTTATGTTTTTTCCAGTCGTATGAAGGACAGTCTCCACAGATACCCGGCATATCCATTCCTGTTACTATTACACTCATCCCACAGCTCCTTCCTCGACCATATCAAGTTTGACGCTCATCTCAAATGCTTCTGCAATCTGCATACCAATCAATATTTTATTCCCGAGTCCTTTTTTTGTTCTTTTGACTTCAAACCAATCTCCACCAAATGATATACACCCACCCTTTATATAATCAGGGTCGGTTACTACTTGACGTGGTAATAAAGTTTTATCATAAACTAATTGAAACCAACCTTGCTGTCTTTTCTTTCGTGCTTTTTCTCTTGCTTTAGCTTCTTTTGCAAGTCGCTTTTTATATTCTTTTTTTGTTTCAAGTCTATATATCCATACCTTGCATTTTTTCTTAAATCCTATTCCTTCAGGTGTAAATAAATCAAGGTCAACTCCGTATTTATGAAAACCTCCTGTATCTAAAACAACTCCTTTTCCCCAACCTTTAATTTTTAGTTTGCTCTTCATCTTAAATCTTGGATGCTTACTATCAACTGCTATTGTATGATATTCTTTTGCTTTTGCCCCTGTACTTGTTTCTCTTGAGCCTCTTGGTGTATTATCTGATACATGATATGTAGTACACATCAATTTACCTACGTACTTTTTAATTATCTTTCTTTTGGCAATTGTCACTTCACAAATAAGTATTGGTATCAATGCCAAAATTACTAAAAATGCTACTACCTTTGTTATTTGTTTTTTCATTATTCTCCACCCATTTTAATCTCTGACTACATATTTTACAATTATCAACAATATTAGTTACATCATTTCCACAATTTGGACAAGTTCCAAATCTTGGCACTTTTGGTATGCACCTTTGCACATCTTCCTGCTCAAGAAAAGACACCAACATATTTTTTTCATCTTCTACCAACTTATACGGTTCTCCTTCATAATGCTGATAATCTTTTAAGTTGTGCAATAATCCTAGAATACTACTTGCCATTTGTCTCCTCCTCAATTACCTAACAATCCTGCAAGAAATATGCCACTAGCTAATGCTATTCCGCACCCAATAAACATAAACACATAATATGATTTATGCTTCATTCCTGCGATTACATCTTCCCTATATTCCCATTTTTCATAATCTGTCATATATGCGAATGATTTGTTATGATGTATAATGTAATCAAGTATTGCTGTCATCTTTCAGCCCTCCTGTACTTTCTCAAATAATGCTAATAAACAATCTGCACAATAATGTTGTCCTTCGTACTCGTAAATATCTCCTTCATCTCCGCACTGGTCACATGAATAATATGGAACATTCATGTATCTACAAGCAACTCCTAGACAACCCATTTCCTTTGGACATCCTACACATTCATTTTCGTATCTTACTGCCATGAGTTTTTCCTCCTTTTATAGTTCTATCTGTTCTGTGATTGCTGACCTGATAATCCACCCGCTCCACTCTATTTTCTCAAGTTCTTCTTTAATTGTGTCTACATCTTCTATATCTGCTATAATTCCTACTTTACCCATACATATAGGACCAATTCCATAAAATCTTGATACAGGATTTTTAAGCTCTTTACCACAACACATACAAGTTACAGTTCTTTCACCGAAGCCATGTAATTTCATGTAAACCATGCCACGTGTTTCTTTCTCAATTGTACCCTGCATGATGCGTAGTGGCATCGGATTATCATTATTCCACTTTGCCATAAAGTCAAACTCTGGTGTTGCTTTTCTTGTCATATACTGCTTGACTGTGATTTTATACACTTCTTTAGCATCAACTGCTTGTATCGTATTTGTAGAACGCTCTAATTCACTCTTATTTGCGTTTTTAGCTTTCGGGCATAGTTTTATACATATTTTACCCGAAAACGCTTTTAACGCCGTTTCTGCGCTTTCTATGTTGTCATACTGCTTTCCATTGACTTCGATTATTCCCTTATAGTCTGTGAGTGCTTCTAACATATTACAACTCCTTTCTAAATATTACAAGTCATATCATCTCTTTCATATAACGTGCTATCATGTTTTTCTCTTCAATTGCTTTTTGATACTCCATTGTTACTATGCAAAGTCTATTACCTCTGTTTACAATACTATCCGGAAAGAACTTTGTTTCTGTATTTATACTGTCTACATCACTTAAAAGACTTTTCTTAATATCCATAATCTCTTTCTTGAGGTCGTCTATTCTCCAATCTAACTGCTGGGCTCTTAATTCCATCATCTGTAATGTTTTCATAATGTTCACCTTTTTAACCTTTCTTTGAGTTTTTATTCAATCCCAACTTCCTACACCTTCAAGTTCCCATTTTGCTACCTTACGCTCTGCTACATCTAATGAATAATAATCTTCATCCGTTTCATCGTTGTAGTAAAGCTCATCTTCCTCATTCCACGTAAAATGTTCTTTGTACTCTTTGCCCTCTCTCTTATACACAATAAATGTAAACCCTTTATGAATCATTCTCTCTTCGTTCTCACTCCAAATCATTTTCATATCAATCACCATTCCTTTCTGCTAGTGCGCTGTGCGCTATCTCTTAACTTCAAGCTTATTGTAACACGTTATATAATGTTTGTCAATACTTTTTTTGAAAAAATTTCAAATTTTTTGAAAAAAGTCAAAAACCTACGATTTTTCGTAGGTTATAGACTATTGATTACTACCCATCTCACTGCGTATTCTTCATCTAACTTGCCAATTTTGATGTTTTTCTCTGCCTGCTGACATAATCGCATCAAGTGTATCAATTCACTATTCCACCAATCACCTTGTCGTTGCTTTGCTCTCTTTATCTCCCATGAGTTTAGTCCAGTGACCTTTGCTATGTCCTTACTATCACAAGATTGTACTTGCAACAACTGCTTTGCGTTTGTATATAGCACGGATAACAATACAAAGGTATTCTCTCCTGACTCATAGCTCTCATCTAATAGCTCGAACATTTCAAGCTTTTTATCCAATACTGCATCAACAAACTTAAACACTGTATCTTGAGGTGGTGTATATATTGCTCCCTCTTGCAATAGTTCTATGAGTGATTTACCGCTTCGCTTTATCTTATCAATCTCCAAAAGACACCTGCCATAATCATGCTCACACACTTCCATCAATATATCACATTCTTTATCAGATAAATCTATTTCTCTTTGTATGTATTGTTTCAAGATATGTGGTTTGAGTGCTTCAAACTCAACAATATTATCTTTGAATGTAGTAAAAAACTTCTTACGCTTGTCTACTGAAGTTATCAACAATATTAGCGTATTATTTTTTAACAAGTCATTTTTTATTTGTTGCCAAAGACTTTCTTGAGTCAATAAATCTGCATCATCTCTTACCACATATACAAAACTATCATTGAACAAACTACTCGACAAGCTTTTATATATGCTCTTAAAGTTATCTATATATTTCATCGGTCTATTTGTTACTTTTGATATTTGCTCAATATACTTTCTTTGTACTAGCCACTCTATACCTGTAAATACATAGAATGATTGCAAATTATTGTTTAATACTTCTTGATGCAATTGTGATAAGGTCATAATAATACTCCTCTTACATCTAATATCCACAAATCAAACAACGCTTTTTTATTTATTCCATTTATTCTCAAGTCTTGTAAATATCTACTTGTTATTGTTATCACGTCTGCCAATTCTTTATTCTTTTCTTCTTTTAGTTTATCTCCACATATATCTACAAAAGCTTTCCAAAACAATTTCAAATCATAGCCTTCATCATCTGTCAATGCTATTTTATCTGCTATCTTAAAAGCATTTGCACCACTAACCTCTGCTATATTGTAAAATACTTTATCAACATACGCATAGAAACTTTCAACACCCATTGCTTTTAATAGATTCACCTCTCCGGGGGTTTCACATAATTTTATTATTATATTCTCTTCTTCTTTGCTTTCACAATTTGCATACTCTACTAATTGCTTTGGAGTATATTTATCCATTGTAAATACTGTTCCTCTGCTTCGTATTGTTTCAAGTGTGTTTAATTTATCTTCAAGTGTCATTACAAAATACACATGATTAGGAGGCTCTTCTGTAACTTTTAGCAAAGCATTTTTAGCATTACCTGTCATACTATCTGCATCAGGAAAAGAAAAGACTGCGGTTGAGGTCGTTTTATATGCCATATGTATTGCATCACGCACTGAAGCCACACTTGAACCAAATTCAATACAAGTACATTTTTCTCCTATATGTTCTTCTATTTTTTCCTCAATGTAATCAACTATCAATTTCTTTCCACTGCCCTTTGCACCTTCGATAATTACAAAACGTGGAAAAGTATTCTCTGATATTTGATTATCAATTTGCTTTAATAAGTTTTCCTGCCCTATCATTTTTTAACTCCTTTCACATACATAATAACATTGCCTCCCAATCTGCTTTTACCGTGCTTGAATATTTTATACTTGCTTTTAGCTCTACAAGTTTATTTAATATATCAACACAATTTATTTTTGATGCATCTTCATCATTAAGCACTTCTATCCAATCGTCCAAATAATCTCTTATGTCTTTCATGTTTGGTAATGATAACAGCTCATATTCACAACCTAAAATATATTTATTGACCTCAATCATAAACTTTATAAGTTGGTCAGTAAATTGTTTCAAGTCTTTACCTGCCATAAATACTTCATCAATTATCTTTACTGCCTCAAGTGTATAACCCTTCAAGATAAAATCAATCAAATCACACATTGTATTATAATCAACTGTACCTAATGCTTTTAATACATTCTCCAAAGTTAAATCTTTTGAGTATGCTAAACACTTGTCCAATAGTGTGATTGCATCTCTCATGCCACCATCTGCTATCTTTGCTATGTATTCGAGCGCATCTTGACTACTGACTACCTTTAATCCTTCTTTACTCAAAATACGGTTTAATCTATTTACAATCCCGTCTTGCGATATTCTCTGAAAATTGTACCTCTGCACCCTGCTGATTATTGTCTTTGGTATCTTCTGTGGGTCAGTAGTACAGAATATAAAAATACTCTTCGCTGGAGGCTCTTCTATAAGCTTTAGAAATGCCTGCCAAGCGTTATTAGACAATGCGTGACACTCATCAATAATAAAGACCTTGTATTCGCTATCAATACTTTTTGTTTGTGCTTGCTGAATAATATCTCTTACATCATCAACTCCATTATTGCTTGCGGCGTCAAGCTCTATTGGACTACCTTGTCCATTATTCACTTTATTTGCCATTATTCTTGCACAAGTTGTTTTTCCTGTACCTGCGCCACCTACAAACAAGTAAGAATTTTTTATCTCATTGGTATCAAGCTGATTTTTTAGTATTGTTATTGTAGAAGATTGTTCTACTACATCTTCCCATGTTTTAGGTCGATATTTTACCGCTAATGTCTGCATACTTAATCCTCCAACTTATATACTGCAAACGTGCTTATAGTTCCTATTCTGTTTTTACAACTTCTTTCATGTGTGCTTATATTCATTCCTTCTTTATGTCGCAATTCGTGAATTATCGCCGCAAGTCGCATACTACCGCACCACTCTTCTGCGTCTTTTGGTGTAACTTCTTTTCCTTCAAGCAATGCTTTTCTAATAATGTTTTTTTGTGTCTGTTTCATAATCTCATACCTCCAATCCTTTTTCTTTTCTCCATTTTATTTGTTCTTCGCTATAAGGCATATAAGCATAAAACTTATAACCTCGATATATAAAATAACTATATCCATCATCTGCATCTTTTACTGTAGCATCTACTGCGTTTGCCATTTTTTCAAAAATGTTTTTTCTTGTGTCAAGTGCATATTGATTGATAAATAAATGAATATGTTTATCATGTAGAGTTCCATTGCATTGCTCAACATCGAACTCATACGAACCCAAATCACTGTCTCTTTTGTCACCTACAATACTCAAGTTCTTTTGAAATACCTCATAGGCTTTAATTCTATAATCAAGCCACTTTTTAATATAATCATTTGTTATCTTCATATTTCATAGCCTCCTTTGCTTGTATAAACGTCTTTTCATCAATCACATAATAACGCTTGCCATTATCTCCAAAGTCAAAGCATAAAGCGTTATAATCTTTTCTCATTGCAAACGCCTCTTCCTTGTTCTTTTCTAGCCACTCTTTTTTGATTGCAAATGATTTCTTTTCAGTTGTTGTTGTCTTTGCTTCTATCAACCAATCGTCGGTAACGACATCGCCCTTACTAAACGCTGTTGCTCCACTGTTAGCAACTTGTTTGCCACTAACAGCTTTTGCAACGGATTTTTCTTGTCTGTTTGAATAAAATCTTGTCGGCTTGACGGTTTTTGTCGTATGGTTGTCCTGTGTTGATTTCTTTTCCATATTCTCTCCTTCCCACTGCTAATGCTTCATCAAAACTATCTGCATCTACAAGACACTTAACATCATTTGCACTTTCTAATAGTCCGATTCCAATTTTCCACCACATAACACATTCTCCTATCATCTAAATCTAAAGCCTGTAAACCCAAATACGTTCTCGACCTCTACACTATCACTCGTGCTATAGTCTCCAATTCTCTTTCCATTTTTGTAAATATTTCCACGATACACACAATCACAATCTGAAAAATAACAATCAATTTTATCACAACTTTTAACATCGTCATTATACCACATATCAATCATCATAATCTTACCCTCCTTTGAGTTTTGTGAGTTTTTATTATTTCCAATACTGTCTATATACTTCAATTACATCATCCTGGTCGTTATCAAAGTCTTTACCTTCTTTGTAGATTTCAATATCTGTTGCTTTTATTTCTTCTGCA